CGGTCTTTGTCGTTGGTTGGAGCAGCCCCGTGCAGCCGCGCAGGTCGAGGGTGTTGGCTTTCAGTCCCTCAGGCAGGGCCTTCAGCCCCGTGCAGCCGCTCAGGTAGAGGGCGTTGGCTTTCAGTCCCTCGGGAGCATTCCCTCTTAAGATCAATTCACGAACATTGACTTCTACCATCGGTTGCTCCTATGCCGCGATGCCCCGATCCAACAGGGCCTCTCGGATCTCTTGCTCGACAGCCGCCTCGCCGCCCGGCGCTTTGCGGTTCATCGGACGGCCTCCTGTGGGACGGGTGGAAGAGCTGCGGCCACAATTTCGTCAATGATCTCGCCTTGTGTCTTACCGCGCGTTGCGCAAGCGATATAGATACGGCGAGCGGTCTCTGGGCGGACCCAAGGGTTGAGCCTCACGAGCGGCTGTGCTATCTCAGCTATGCCTACTTCTGCAATCAAAGCAGCGAGTGCGTCCGTCATTGCAAACCATTCGCCACGCACTCGGCTAGCGGCAAATCTTTGATGGAGTTCAAACTCAGCATCCCGCGTGCCAAAACATAATGCAACAATCCGAAGTTCCTCGTGGTTGCCAACCTGAAGAGCAGTGAACCGCTTATCTATGGACTCCTTGCAGTGTCCAATCTTTACGAAGGCATTGTCGCTTGTTGCCACAAAGTAGATCATCGCGCCGCCTCGTCTTTCTGGCGAAGCATATGCTTTGGTATACTTTCCAGCCATGCCGCCATTGATACGCCGCGTTCCATCGCCGCCAACCGTGCGCTGCGCCAGAAGGCAACTGAAACATCTTTGACTAGTACGTCGGCCCTATTCTGCTTAACGTGCTGAATCCCAACGGTTTTGATCATCGCGTCTAGTTCGGCAGTGGGGCGAAACCATTCCCCTCGGACAAGAGAATCCTTAAACCTAAGATGCAGTTCTGTTTCCGCGCCGAGCGTGCCTTCACAGGAAGCAACTATGCGCAACTTCCTGACGTTTCCGACTTGCAGTTGCTGAAGTCGGGTCTCTGGCGATGCCTTACAGTACCCAATCTTGACATAATTGGTATCGTCTTCCGCAATGAAGTAGATCACTGGGGTTTTCTCCAAGCAAGGAACCGCGTCAGCGCGTCGATCAGGATGCTTTGGAAAGTCCATCCCGGCTTGCTGGCGGCGGCAATCTTCACGGAGGTATGCAGTTCGGAAGGAAGCCGAACGGTGGTTCGGACCAGCCCGCCGCTTGGCTTCCTGTTATGCCTTGCTGTCTTTGTGTCAGCCATCTGTTGCCAACTTTACGGCATAGCTCCGCCCCTGTCAACAGAAAAGAGTGTTCAAAACAGGTAGGATAAATCCGTAGCTAGGCTAGGGGGATGGAGGCTTTGGGACTTGCCGGAAGTACTGAAACCACAGCATGATGACCCAACCCAAGAACGCAGAGACGGCCCCGGCGAGCACGTACACAAACTTGCCGGTGATAGCCATGCCTTTGGCAATGCCTCGCGCCTCTTGCTTGTCGGAATTGAGCGTGCGCTCTTGCTTTTCGATCGCGTGGACCGCGTCCCATAGATGATCCACCTTGGTCTGGACCGCCGTTTCGAATCGCATCAGGTCGCGACTCAACCCCGGAGTGAACACGTCCTGCGCCGCCGATGCCACCTCAAGCCTCTGGACCTTCGGCTCAAGAGTGTTGATACGCCCGTTAGTCGCGTCTTGCCGTTTTGTGATGGCGGAGACACCCAAATCCAGTTTGACCTCCAGCGTGTCGATACTCCCCTGCATCTTGATCTGGCCAGCAGCCAGCCCGTTCAATACCTGGGTCAGTTGCTTCAGCGTGGTTTCGTGCTCATCGCAGCGGCGAGTATCGTTCATTCGTCGTTCCTTTGCCTTGTTAATGGCCGCAGCCACGCGGCGCCGGGCTGATCCAGACGCCGCGCGGCGGGCCGTCTACTGTGCGATCTTCTTGGGTTGCGGCTCGTACGCCACGGCGGCCGGCGTCCCGTCCGGGTTCTTGCCCTGGCCGATGACGGCGATGGCGAGTTGGAAGAATCCGACGGACGCGGCGAAGACTTGCCGCCACTCAGTCGGCACGCCGGGAATTGCCGGCGCTACCGTCTGAAGGAAGAGAGCTATCAACTGAAAGACGATCTGTACGTTTCGCGTCATGGCGTTAAGCCTCCGCCACTTCCGTTTTCAGAGCAGACCAGTCGATGTACGCCAGTTGTGCAGCCGCGCGCGCCACGCTGGTCGTGAGTTCCGGGAACTTCGCCTGCAACATCTCGGCCGCGATCACCAGCGCCTCAGCCTTCAGTTCGTCGATGGTCTTTGCGGACCCGTCCAAGAGCTTCGGGTACTTGGCCTTGATCGCCTTCCACACCGCGTCGTCAACCCCGGTGGGGGTCAGGGTCACAATGACGTTGCCGGCCGTCACAACGAAAGGCATGGCTTTCGCGACGTATTCCAGCGCCTGTTGCGCTTGCCGGGCCGCGCTGCCAGTCTTGAAGTACTTGGAGATCGCACCAAACAGTTTCTTGAGCCAATTCATGTTCTTACCTCGTAGATTCCTTCCTTGTCCAACTCGGCCTTGAGTTTGCGCTTGATCGCCCACACCGGGACGAAGCGCGGTTTGCGTTCGAGGATGAGGGTCAACTCACAGGCCGGTTCGTTGTAGCTGTAGGTGACTTCAAAACCACCGTGCTTCGCAAAACCGGCATCTCCAGGCACACTGAACCCAGCAGCCTCCAAGATTCGCGAGCGTGCCTTTTCGAGCTTTTCCCTGGACACGCCTCCGTAAACAACTTGTTCTGCCACGTCACACCTCCACCACCCTCGAATCGCATTCCACACCCACCGCCGCACCGGAGCGAGCACCTTCCTCCATTGCGCCGACCGCTCGCGTTCCCAACGCCACGCATCGAGCGGCTGCGGGGGCAGCGCCGGTGGTGGCATCAGGATGAAAGCGACCATGGCGGCAGTCATTCGACTTTCGCGACCTCCACCTTCTCGATTTGGGACCAAGGCCAGAACAGATTTGGGGCCTTGAAGGTGTTGTACATGATGAGTTCGAGGCCCGCCGGCAAAAACCGGATGTCCCCCTTGTCCACCATATCCCACACCTTCACATTCGGCGGGCAGGTAACATCGGTAGGAATTCCTGGAACCTCAGTGCAGACGCCGGCGTACTTGAACGTCACCGACACCTTCCAGCGGTACGGTTCTTGGCGGACCACCTTCGCGTCCAGGTAGTACCAGTTCGGGTAGACCCGCTGGATGACGGCATCGCCCTCTCGGACGGTAATGATGACGGCCTGCTCGCCGACTTTCACGTCCCGATCACAGTCAGCAACGGAGATTTTCTTTTCAATCAATTTCCCGGCCGCATCGTATTGCGGGCCGAAGTCAACAACACACGGGACTTGCGCGGCGGCGAACGCGGCGCACAGGATGAACAGAATCAGGATTCTCATTGGGTAGCCTTTCTTGCGGCTTGGATCGCATCAGCCAGTTCCCCTTCGAGGATGGCCAGGATGCTTGTTTCGTATGTAGGCGCCGTCGCGTAGACCGGCGCAATCCCAGACAGTAACTTCTTCCATGAGCGATGGACGATGAACTCGCCCCACGGCTTGCGGTAGGGCTTTCCGTTGGTGATGAGCCGGGCATGGTCTTTGAAGCAGTCGGTTAGGGAGTCGTAGGCCCTGAACCAGTCCTTGACCCGGTACTCCAGGCGACCCCGGCCGTTCGGCTCGGCGGACAGTTGCTCGACGATCATCCGGCCAGGCTTCGACGCCACCCACCTGTCGCGCTCGACTTCTGTGAACCATTCCTTCGTGGTGAGAAGCTGGCCCGGCTCGCCGCCGGACTGCTTGATCCCGAAGCAGTTGTTTCCAGGTGAGTGCTTCAGCCAGCCGCTCTCCAAAGCACACTGGGCGGCTGTGATCTCGGCCGGAAGACCCGATTGCTGCTCGCTCTCAAGCGCGGCTGGCGCAATGATGCTGACTGCTTCATCTTTCGTCATGGTTCAAGCCTTCTCTTCTCACTGGCCATCTCTACCACTGCAACCTCGTGTTGGCGCTCGCCACTTGCGTCAAGATAGACCAGTAGCGCCGCTTGATAATAGTTCGAGAGCCTGATGCAGCCGTGCGTAGGCCGGAACCCGCGCCCGTCGGATGCGAGGTCCCCGCCATGGATGGCAAGCCCGCTTCGGCCATTCTTCATGGCCAGTAGAGCGTCCCCGCCCGTGGGGTACAGCAGGATCGTTCTATGCGGCCCGTAACTCCGTAATCGTGACGCGCTGGTGCCCCAAGGCGCGCCCTGAACCATCCCGACGTACTTGCCTAGCGGCGTGTCCCCGTTGCGCTGTAGCGGGCTCCTGGTGGGATTGCCGACCTTCGCAGCGGCAGCGCCGTCCGCTTTGCCGTAGCAAAAGCATCCGAAGTCGGTCCCGACCAGCGTCAGGTAGCCCCGCTCCCAACGGTTCTTCGGGAGTTCGACGCGGATTCTCACCAATCAACCCCTATTCCATCTACTCGCCGTCCGGTGTTTGGCTCGACCTGTACGGCCCGGTCATCCCACAATTCGATCATTCCGTAGTCTTTCGAGCATGTGACCTCAAGCACTTGGCCGATGTGCTTCTGGCACCATTGCTCAATGGGCGCAAGGGCTTCGTCGCGTTGGTTCCCGTACACCCGAGCAGTGAATATCTTGACGGTCCTCCCCTGCGCAAGCCACCGCTTGACTCGATCTACCATGGAAGAAATCGGCTCTCCAATGTGGTCCGCACTGACCCAGTGATGGTACTGGGCAAGCGTTCCGTCCAAATCAACCCCTATCCAGCCAGCCATGGGTACTTCTCCTTCATCTCGTCCCAGCACAGTAGGCATGTTTCGCATATGCCAGCATGAGTTTCGCCAAAGTACGGATCGAATTCGTAGATCCTGTGGCCTGGATGACGTGGGCATTGTGGGCCATGAATACATCTCAGCCACAAGTCGCATAACCAAAACAGAAAGCGCTTCATCTTCGTACCGCCTCTTCGATCCGCTCCACCACCTCCCGCGCCGTGCCCTCGCTCACCCGGTTTGACAGGCGAAACTTCCCGCACGAACCGTCAACCGCCAGGACCGTCTCGCACATCGGCCCGAAGAAACGACCGTCCGGTTCGGAACGCCGCTTCATGGCCATCGGCTCGGCCTCGCAGCGCCCGTAACGGCCCCGATGGTGGCAGATGGTGCAGATCATGGCTACTCCGGCACTCCCTCAAATTCCAGAGTGCCACGATCTATCGTTTTTACGGATGGACCGGGCCGGGTCAGTTTCAGATCGTAGTCCAGCGTGGCACTGCGCTCGTTCAACGATGCCGTGTCGTTCGGAACAATGGCGATGGCAAACGTGCCAGCCGCCGCGCTGACAACGGTAATGCCACCACTTGCAGTCAGAGTTTTGGTGAACACTACTGTCCTCGCGCCGTCCTGACGCCTTGCCCTGAACGTCATCTCTACGGCGTCACTCAGGCTGACTGGAGTCGTGTGGGTGCTGTCCGTGTAGACCGTTCCCGTGATCTCGTTGTTGTCGCCGGGTATGAGTTCGAGCATAAAAGTCTCCTCCCTATTGGGTCGTGAGCGGAGCGGACGGTTGATCCACTACCTGCAAAACAGCGTCTAATCGCGTGGCTGCCGCCAGAACAGCGAACGGGCCAGCCGCTGCCTGCATGACAGCCGCTAAAGTTGGGGTCGCCGTCAATACAGAGGACGGTTGGTTCACCGTCTGCATGACGGTTGCGAGAGACGACGCCCCGTAGAGAACGGCGGTGGGCGGGACGGTTACGGCGAGCACGGCCACGGCATAGTGCGAAACGGAACTTTCGCTCACGTCGCTGGTCCCGGAGATGGCCACGGTCAGCGTGTCGCTAGCTACCAAGTTGAGGCCGAGTAGGGCGCTCTCCGCGAAGGCCAGCGTGAGCGCGTCGGAAGTCCCCATTGCCAACTCAGAAGATTGGCTTTCGCTTAGGGAGACGACCGCTGCGTCCCCAACTTCGAGCGTGCCGAAAGAAACCTGAGACTCCGCGAAACTGACGGCCAGCGCGTCCGTGGAAGTCAACTCGCAGTGGATAGCTACCGCCTCTGCGCACGCGACGGAGAGAGTATCCGATGCGGTGATAGCCACCATAATTCCGGCTGATTCCACGACCGAGACGGTGAGATCGTCCGAACCCGTCTTCTCGATGGCAGCGCCGGGGAACTCCAGTACCGACGATTCGCTGATTGACGTTGTGAGAGTGTCGCTCGCCGCAAGCGCGGCTTCAAGCGCAGCCGCATCGCCTACCGACACGGCGACCGAATCGCTCGGGCTGACCGCGCACAACGACTCTTGCGCTTCGACGATGGAGGCCGTCAGACTATCCGTCGAACTGAGTTCACTGAAAGACTCCTGCCCTTCCGTGATACTCACCGCGACCGAATCGGCGGCGGACAGCGCGGCCAGGATAGCCGCTGCGTCGTCAACTGACAGAGCCAGGGTATCGCTGCCTGCCAACTCGCCGAATGACGCTTGGGACTCAGCCAGGGCCACGGTGACGGCATCTGCGACCGCAAGCGTCCCCAGTGACTCCTGCGCTTCACTGAGCGCCACGGCGAGGATATCGGAGACGGCTATTAGCCCTTGGCTGGTAACCGCCTCATCCAGGCTGACAGCCACGGTGTCGCTGGCTTCTACGATGACCCCAACAGCGGAGGCATCCGCAATGGAGACGGACGCGGAATCTGACGCCGCCAACGTTCCAAGGGATTGCTGCGACTCTGCGATGGAAACGGAGAGCGAGTCCGTGCGGGCCAATGCACCCTCGGACGCTTGGGCCTCCGATACCGAAACCGTCAGTGTGTCCGTGCGCGCGAGCGCCCCGAGAGAAACTTGGGCTTCTGAAAGCGAAACGGTCAGTGTGTCTGAGGCTGTGATGGCGGTAGGCGCATCACTGATAAGCTGTTCGCCATAGAACGTGGACGGCGAGTTCTCGTTGTTGTACTGGCTGGTGATCCAGTTGGCATCAAGCGCCCCGGAATGGATGCGCACTTCGTCAAGCAAACCGTCGAGAGCATACGATCCGTCTGTATCAGACCAGTTGCCCAAAACCAGTGCCGCGGAGTTGGAATTAGCCGTGTACCCCGACGCGGACGATGCGGTCGGCGTTCCATTGTTGATGGCAATGGATATGACGCCAGTCGCCGCCACCCACTGCACTGTAAAAAAGTAGAGCGTGTTGACGGAAATGGTGACCTTTGCCGTCACCACCGACGCGCCAGAGTTGTAGACGGCGGCGGCCAGCCCCAGGCCGGTGGACACGTAGCCGTTGTCCACCACCACAATATAGTTGTGTGGAATTGAGCCGGTTCCCTTGCCCAGAACTCCGTAGAATGTCCCTGACCCTGGCGTTGAATTGGTGCGGACCCACCCAGTGATCGTAAAATCACTAGCGAGATCGAGCGATGCAGCGTCGGCGACGGCGATGCGATCGGCTCCGTCGCCGCCAAAATCCATACCGTTTCCAAGTTTGACCGCCGCCGAAACGCAGTCGCTGTCCGCATCGGTCAGCGTGCCATTGTTGGCGTTGGAAGTGGAGTCCTTGTAGGCTCCTGCGCTAGTGGAGCGCGCTTCCCCAAGGTGGTAAACGCCCTTGTAACCGGACTTCCAGACGTTCGTTTTGTCGGACTGGTCGGTCGTTACCCCGGAGTCGCCGTAGCCGAGGTAGATAACAGTATCGGTCGAACTCGATAGAGTCGGGATCTTGACCCAGAACACTACCTCGCCCGTGGTGAGCGTGTGTAGTTCCCGCTCGTACTTGAGCGGCGTGGTCAGCGCCTCGTCGCTGTAGAAGTTGAGATCGTAGCCGCTGGCGTTCGCAAGATCCCCGCCGTTCGCGGAGGTCTTCAGCCAGGTGTACGTGCCCGCAAAACAAAGCGGATAATCAGTGCTGTTGCCAGCGCCACACTTCGTGTGGTCAATCGTGATTCTCCGCTTGTATGCGTAGGCCACTGGCTGACCTCGTTAGGCGGCGGTGACTGTCAGCGTAACGGTGATCTGCCAGGACTGGGCGCTCGTCTTCGTGCCCAACGCTTCCACCTTGCGCGACACCATCGTCCCGGCGCTGGCAGCATTGAAGACCGCCCACTCGGCCCAGGCGTAGTTCGCTTCGCTGGTCCCAAACAGCGAGCGGAACGCAAGCGCATTCGATGCCCCGGACGGGTAGGTGGACTCCATGCCCTTGCGAAGTTTGTTCGTTGCCGCCTGTAGATCGGTCTGCGCAACGTCAAATGCTGTGGTGCTGTCGCCCACGCCGATGTAGGCGTTCGCAGCGTTGAATGCGGTCACGCCAGCGCCGATGAGCGCCTGGGCGAGATGGTTACGACCGGCTGTGGTCAGTGCCATTGTCTATCTCCTTTTCTTCGTCAATCACAATCGTCTCGACCGGCTCCATGCCCGGCTCGTACTCGCCGTCAAACTTTTCCAATTTAATGGAAAGTTGCACTTTGATTCCGACAGTTTCGTTAGGTTGCATAATCAGTTCACCGTTACCGTTCCGCTCGCCCGCGCGGTCCCGCACGAGATGCGGTAGTAGTTTGTCCCGGCACTCAGGCCGCTGGCCGAGTAGGTCTGCCGCTTGCCATAGGTGTTAGTCGCCGAGGCATCCGCCGTATCGCTGGACGTGGATGGCAGCGCCGAGCCCACATACACCTTGCAGGCCGCGCCCGAGGGGGCCAGAAACGAAAAACTCGCCGTGCCTGTACCTCCGACCGCCGCAAGGTCCTGGACGCGCTCACGGGGCGTAAATGCCCACATCGGGCGAGTCTTGTAATCTTGGTTCGGAAGCGCTCCCGAGTAGACTCTGTAGGCCGTAACTGGCGAGTATGAACCGATCTTGGTCGCGTCTGCGAGTAGCGCCAATGCTCCGCGAGCCACCACCGGGTACCCGTCCGTGTTGGCCACATACGTGGCCCAGAAACCAGGTATCCAGGTGACCGTGGCGCTGGCGGTGTGAGCCGCTGGTGTTGTGCCCCATACCCCGCGTTTATAGAGCGCGACCGTCGCCTTGCCAGCCGAAGGGGAGTTGATCGTGTGGGTTCCGCTCAACTGAACAATCTCATCGTCAATCTCGACGTAGCTCTCATTGAGCCATGAATCCCCGGTGTTGCGAATGTCCATCGTTGTGAGGACCATACTGGTGGCCGAACTGGAAATGTCGGCGTCCAATGTATAACTGGTGACATAGCTGCTGAGCACGTCTGCGAAAGTGGTGGCGATCGCCCCGGACCCTCCGACTCCCCATTGAATGTCTCTCAGTAGATACATGGACTTCGGGCTCGACAGGACGCGGCCTGCAAGGTTTGCTGCCATAGCATCTCGAACGTGGGTGAACATCGGCTGGTCATCCACGTCGAGAATCGCCCCAGTGGAAGCGATCCAAGCCCACACCGCGGCCATATAGCTCTGCCAATAGCCCGTCGTGGTCCGGGCTCCGTCCGCGAACCCATCACTCGTACTGGTTTTCAAGCTGCCGTAGCTGACTTGGTATAACGGGTTAGATGTCAGTTGCCCTACTGTGCTTTCGATCCACCAGGCCCGGCCAGCGCACCAGGAATCGTAGACCTGATTCAGCGAGGTTGCGTCGCTGCGAACATACGAGGCACACGTAGGGTCGTCGGGCGGATCGGCTCCATTCGCGAGCATCATGACGCCCTCGGTCCAGCGGGCGTTGCGCTGGAGTTTGTCGGCAAAGTAGGGTTTCTCAACCTCGGAATCAGGTGTGAGGATGTAGGCCCAAGCCAGATCCCGCATTACCCAAGGCGTGGCCCGCAAGCCTTCGTCGTACCATATAATGCCCTGCGGATTGTACCGGACCCCGCCATTCCACGATCCTGGGTCAGTATAGCTACCTGTCCCGGCCGGAGTCGTCGCCAGCGCAAACGCAGCCTCCATTTGAGCCCCAGTAATGTAGTAGTGGTATCCAGTCAGGAACGCTGGGATGGCATAAAACGGCGGTTCGTGGCTCGTGAAGTTGGTGACGCCCGCTGCCTTCCACCCATTCAGATGCGAGGTCACTGACCAGTCGCCATACATGCCCCGACCATCACAGGGAGATGCCGCGCAGGCAGCCGGCCAGGCCGTTTGCTCAGATGTTGCACCCAGCGGATAGCTCATCCTGGCGTTGATTGTCACGAATCGACCGACCGCCGAGGTGGAGTCGTACCAGGAAAAGAACGTCTTGGTCGCGTCTGTTTCCATGTAGTGGATTGGCGCGCTGCCCGCCGCATCCGCGTTGCCAATGACAAGTTTGTCCCAGACCTCTTTTCTCTTTGCCACAGTGGTTGACCCGTGGCCCATCAGGTAGAGGTAGTTGAGGTACCAGGTCGGGATCAGGGCAATGTCGCCGCGGCCCCCAGTCGTGCCGACGGCCTTGGTCCAATTGCCGCAGTAGGTTGCATGGCTGCACCACTGAACATCGTCGCTTCCCACGTAAGAGTCGTAGAGGCTCAGCGTCGTGTCGGCGAGGGTGTTCGCGACGGCCAGATTGTAGTCGTACGGCCCGATCAGCTTGGTGTGGATGAGATACGGGAAGTTGTAGTCAACCACGATGGCCCCCGGCGCTGTACCGCTCCAAGAGCGCGAGTGGCGACGGGAGCGTGGATGAAACAGTTTGCTCGTGACGCTGTAGGCAGTCGTGGCCTCAGCATTGCCGGTTTTCACCGAGAGGCTGATGCTGTCGAACCCCTGCAACCGCAACAGAGAGGCGTTCTGCAAAATCGCATCCACCTCGACGCCGCCCCACGCCGTGAGAGCCCCCGCCCCATCCGGGTCTGGATAGAAGCGGATCTCAAAGACAGGGTGGAGGCTCTTGTAGGTGTTAGAAGTTGGGGCGATCCAGGCTGACGTGCCAGTGTCATACGTCCAGCCGAAGTCGTAGGCAAAGCTTGACGACCGGTCCTCCACAATCACCGCCGAGACGACCGGCCCTCGCAGCATCCACCGCCACGCTGCCGCGGCGAGCATTGTCCGCGCGGATGCACTGTACTCGATCGAGTTCACCGTCCCATACCAAGTCGCAGACCACGATCCCGTCCCGCCGCCTGTGTCGTAGTCGAGCATGTTGGCTTGCGTGAGCGCCGCCGTTTGGCAAGTGCTCAGGTTTCCCAGATGGCAGGGGTTCGAGTCACGCACGAAGTCCACCGTCGCCGAGCCGTTGGCCGTGAGGTCCAGTCGGAAGCTCACGTAGGCCGCCATCACGCTGCCATCCGGCCAGGTAGTGGACACGTCCACCTGCCAGACACTCGGGACTGTCCCCCCAATGCGCGGCTTCGGGTAGGTGCCCGTGGCGAACTCCCCCTGAGCGAACGATCGGTAGATCGTCAGGGGCCGCGCGGTCTGGGACGATCCGCTGGCCTCGTGGACCACGACGCTGTTGTCCAATGCCAGCAATGGCAGGGCGAGTAGGGCGATGATCAGGGCTTTCATGCGTGGTCTACCTCGCAGCCGTGCTCGTGATGAGCGGCATGACCAACTTCTCGACGCTCATCTTCCTAGCGGAAGTTGAGTTGATGAAGTTCGCCACAAAGGGCTGCATATTACCAGTAGTTGAGATGTTGGTTGTGATGTCACAACCACTGGCACAGATCGTTTTAGCCGTCCCCCCGTTGACGGAGGCATAGATTTTGTTCGCTGTCACTCCATCTGAGTACAGATGGAATATGTTATAGGAAGTGTTCGCCGCGACCCCCATCGACACCGCTGTATCGGTCGAGGACGCTCGACTGACCAACATAAAATCTGTGTCGCTGGCGGTAGTTGAGTAGCGGAAAAAGAAACCTTTGTCGCCGGGCGGGTCGCCGTTGTAGAGCCCCTGAAGTCCAGCGTAAAGGATCACGTTGGTCGTCGCGTCGACCTTTACTCTCCAAATGAGATTCCACGGCTTGTCCGTGTTCGCGTAAAATTGCGTTGCTGGTCCGTATCCACCGCTCTGAAAATTGAGCCAGCACCCGTTGCCGCTGGTCGTGCCCGTGGTGACCTCCCACTGCCCAAAGTCTTCCCAATTGCTCGCAGAAACCAAGCTCGCTGTACACGTCCCACCGTGCCCGTAACGCCAATGCAGCGCACCTACACTAAAGCTGTCGGCAGTCCCGACAGGGGCAACAAAATCATCCACCAGCACTTTTTGGCGCATGTCAGTGGGGTCGTACGAGATTGCTGTCCCGCTGATGCTGATGCCGTAGCCCGCCGTGGCCGCGCTCCCAGAACCTCCAATAACGGTGTACGTCCCGCCTGAGCAGGTGTAGAGATTCTGCCCTGCTGATGCGTCCGTCTTCACAAACAGTTGCCCGCCCGTGCAGGAACCCGGCACAGTGGTCCCCTCGGACACTCGCACAACGCTGGCAGCCGAGGCGTTGATGCCAGCCGTGTTTGTGTAGGTGCCGGTCTGCGTGCTGGCCCCACGCGTCTCGGTCTGGGCGGATGCGATGCTCACCAAAAGCAAAATCATCAGGAAGTGTTTCATCGGTTAATCCCCACTGAGAAGGTTTTTCCATCTGCGACGGCAATACCAGTCGCCGAGTAGTTGCACAGCCGAACCACAACAAGATCCGTAGCCGGGATCATCATGCCAACGATCCCAGCTTCAAGCGTTGCCGGCCATCCAGGAGAGTGCTTGTCACCGCCCACCGCCCCAACAACAGTAATGTTCTTATCGACACATCCAGACGCGATGGTCCCCCACGAGTTCAATGTAGCCGAGCCCTCGAGGTCATACGATGACGTGACGTACTCGATATCCGTCGCGCCGGTGTTGACTCTCACTCGCTTGAGAGCGTTGCCGGTCATTGATGGAAACAACGCGACGCGCGCAGCCGCCGCCGTGGTCGCTCCAGTGCCGCCCTGCGAGATTGCAGCGGTCCCGCTGATCTGGCTGAACGCGTAGTCATTGGTCGCCGAGACCACGGCCCCGGTCCGCCCGAACACGCTCGACACGTCTCCGCCGCCTCCGGTGTACCCAGAGCCGGCGTGAAGATAACAAGTCCCGGTCCAAGCCGGGTCCACGGTGATCGTCACGTCGCCGCTGCCGTTCTTCGCCCATGACGCCGGATTGATCTTCGCCCCGGTCGTCACCGTGTAGCATCCACCATCCAAGGGGTTCGTACCGAGGCCGTGCGTTGCGGCGGTGGCTGTCTTTGTCGTGTCGCCACTGAAGGAAACCGCATATGGGGAGCTTGCGGACCCAGAGCCACAAGCCGCCGCCGCTACCTCCAACTTCGTCCCGTCGGCTGCGACTTGCACACAGCGTCCAGCAGTCCAAGAAGTGTTATTCGTCCCGCCCTTTGCCAACCCAAGCGTCGTAATCGTCGCCTCTTTCCCAGACAGCGCAGTGACGAGATCCGTTACCTGCGACTGTGGAATAGTCATTGGATCGCTTCCCGCAGCCGCGTGGGAGGAGGCATGAGCGGTAGGTACCCTGGCATCCGTAAGGCGCGAATCGGACCCCTCTACCTTGTTCGCAAGGTCCGTTACCAGACCCGTCACCTGCGCCTCTGTCACGGTCACCGGATCACTACCGGCTGCTGCGTGGTTAGAAGCGTGAGCAGTAGGTGCTCGAGCATCCGTCAACCTAGAATCTCCCGTCCCTACTTTCCCGCTCAGGTCCGTCACCAAGTTCGTGATCTGGGACTGGGCCAACGTCACCGGGTCTGACCCGGCAACTCCGTGGTTAGTCCCGTGATCGGCTGTCAGCGCCGCGTAGAGGTCCGTCTGTGCGCTCAATGTGCCCGTGATTCCACCCCAGGCCACGGCGGAGATAGTGTCGCCGCAACTAAATGTGTTCGTGGCGGCGGTGTACTTCAGCGCCTTGCCCACGGCTCCGCAATCCGGCACCACATTCAGACTGAATCCAGTGCCGTTGCCCATGATGAGAGTGTCGTCTGTCGCCGTAAGCGGTCCCCAGTGCGAGCCGAGCCACGCGAGCGGCTGATACAGGTAGGCCCCCGACTGCGCCAGCTGCGCCAGCGCGACCGTTCCGATGGGCGTAGCGACCGCCGTGCCCACCCGCACAGCCCGAACCGTTGTGGGCGACGGCGAAGTGGGAATAACCCAGATTTCGGTCCATGCGGTCGGCGCGTTTCCGTTCGGGGCCAGCCGGACACGGTATTGATTTTGCTGACCTGTCGGGACCGTACAACCCGTGTTGGCTGGCAGTGTGATCGACACCAGCCCGGACGTGATGGTGTAGGTCTTCGTGCCCCGCACGTAGGTCACCGAACTGCACGTCATGTCGGGCGACTCCACCGTGATGCGCCCAACGAACTTCTCGTTCTCAGGCCCGGTATAGAGGGTGTCGGTGATGGTGACAGTCTGCGCCACCATCACGCCACTAAACGCTAAGGCGATGATCACAGTGGTGATGGCTCGCATGGTCGCTCCCCTAGGTGCAGATAATCCTGAACACATTGCCAGCCGCGTTGGTCGTCTGGTTGACCGCGTTGGCCAGCCCGGTCAGAACCAAGCTGCACACCAGCAGGGCAAACAAATATCGCTTCATACGTTCTCCTTTTCTAAGTATATGGTTCTAAACGGTTTTCTCTAAAGTTGCGACCACAAATAGACAGCGGCCGAAAGTTGTTTCCACTCAATGTCTTATGGCCGTAGATGAAAATGCTTGACAGCAGTTGGCGTTCCTGTATGCTTGGGGCATGACCATCGAGGAGTGCTGGAACATCTACCGGTCGGAGCACCTGCCCACCATCATTGACAAGCGGCGGCAGGAGGCCGCATGGAAGCGGCTGTCCGTCCTCGCCAAGACCAAGGTTGAAAACGTGACGCCCGCCGTCATCCTGCGCTACGTCACCAAGCGGGGCGGCGGTGCTACGGCCAAGCGAGAACTTGCTACGCTGCGAGCGTCCATCCGCTACTGCGCCAAGACGGGCAGGATTCCCGCCGCGCCCATCATCTTCGCCAACATCGTCGAGAAGCCCCGCCTCCGCTGGTGTACCATCGACGAGATGCGCACTCTCATCGTGGCCGCCGAGGCGGCAGGGATCGGAGACTTCGTGCGCATCATGGTGCTCACCGGCCAACGTCCCGGTGCGGTCCTCACCCTGCGGTGGTCCCAAGTAGATGAGCACGCGCAGGTTGTTGACTTTAACCGGGGCGTGGCTCGCGCCAAGAAAGCTGGCGTGCTGCCCATTAAGGGATCTCTGGCCGCTATCCTCGACCGGCTGCGCGAGACGACCGGCGGCGTGGGCTACGTTCTCTGGGGCCGCAAGTTGCGCGACATCCGTCGGCCCTGGCACAATGCCATCACGGCGGCTGGACTGGGATGGGTCACACCCCACGTCCTGCGCCACAGCGTTGCAACCAATCTCGTCAAGGAGGGAGTCCCGCTGAATGAGGTTTCTAAACTGCTCGGCCACACCAGCATCGTCACGACCGAGCGTGTCTATGTGAAGTACACCCCGGACTACCTGACCAATTCCGTTGGCCGGCTGTCTGCGAGTTTCGGAGTATGATAATGCAGCCATTTATGACAACTCAGCAGGTCGCCGAGTACCTCAATTGCAGCGCCATGCACGTTCGCAACCTTGAGAAAGCGGGGAAGTTGAAGTGCCTCAACGCGGGGCTGGGCACCAAGAACAGGTTCGTGCGATATCGCCGGCAGGATGTTGTCGCGTTCATGGCGAGACGCGTTCCCCGCCCCGGAAAACCGGCTTCCCGCCCACCATCCGATCAAGACTGGTAATGGCCTCCATCTTCTGCTCCGTCGTGGCTTCGTCCCAAGCCTTGTGAGAACTGGTCATCGCGTTGAGTTTCGCGGTGACGGAACTCGCCATCTTGCGTTCGATGTCGAGGCGCTGGTTCTTGTCCTTGATGGCGATGTAGTTCGGATCCTGCTTGAGTTTGCCGACAGCCTGGTTTACGGCCTTCTCGCGTAGGGCCGCAAGCGCGTCGTAGATTCTCTGGTCAACCTCACCGCCTCGCGCCTCCTCGAACCGTGCGGTGATGGACTGAGCCACGTTCTGACCGCCGACTTCATCCTGGGGAATCGCGCCCATGCTGGCGGCAGCAGAATCGACAGCGTTGATGAGTTCGGGGGCCGCGCCGCCGATCGTATCCTTGATGAACTCCTCTGCCATGACGGGCGAGATACCCGCCGCCGAAGCCGCTTTACGGATGGTGCCGCTGGTGTTCGGCATAACCTGTTGCTCGGGCGGGAGGTTTTCAAGCCGCCGTGGCAACTTCGGGCTGCCCCGGAAAAAGTCCTTGTTCGTGTACGCCTGAACTCCCGGCTTGACGATTTGCGGGGTGAGGCCCGCTGCCATGCCGTTGACTGTCGGTTCAACCGGGCTGACCGCACCAACCAACTTTGTCGCAACCTCTTGAAAGGTCACTGGGTCCGCTCCGTACTGCGCCTCGATAACGCGGCGCACGGGCACAGTCAGGCTGCTCAGGCCGGGAGCGAGTTTCACTTTGACGATGCCCTCGTACTTGTTCGTCTTGGGGTTGAGATGAGCCCCCGGCGTCACGATGATGAGGTTGTTGTCCTTCTCGTACTTGCGGATGTCGTCGTAGATTTTCTTCCGCTCCGGGTCGCTGAGATTGTAGTAGGTCGTCAGGGCGACGGGCAGGTACAGACCTACGGCAATCTTCGAGGCCGTCTCGATTGGTCTGTCTTTAATCGCCCGTGCCGTGATTCTTGCGCCCTGGAGTCCAGCGTTGAGATAGAGGATCATCCCGTTGAAGGCGCGAGTGACGTTGCCGGAACGCCGGTAGTTTGGCAGCTCGTTGTTGGACGCGATGGCGGCAAGAATCTCCGCGTCCTCAAGAGTGTGCCCCTTGGCGAGTTCTGCCTTCTTGGTTCCGATGTAGTTTCGTGCCCGCCCAAATTGCTCTGACCGGCTGATGACATCTTCCATCGCCCTGAAGACATCGACCGAGGAACGGATGGGATGGGATGCAACGTACTTGCCCCAGTCCTTCCCGCTCCGACTGGCGCGGATGGCGTCGAGCGTATGTTCCCGCGTGTTGCGGTAGAGATCGAGTTGCGTGAACCCGGCCCCGTGCGCTTCGATCTTGCCCCACTCTTCGCCGTGTAGAACTCCCGCCTTGAACGCCTCCCACCATACAGCCGGGTTGAGCGTCGTCTGCTTTGCGTTCTTCGACGTGATGAGAGTCGTCATAAGATCGACAGGCAGGTTGGCCGCGGCGAATGCGGGGCGAACGTCCGTGGTGAAGAACCGCGTCAACCGAGCTGGATACCCCACGATCTTTGCCGCGATGCCCAACGTCTGAGCGTCAAGAGTCTTGGCCGCAGCCGCGAACTCCGGCGTCGTCTCGAACACCCTCCGGCTGCCGTCTTCTAGATAACTGAATGAGTTTTTTGGAACTTCCTTGTCTCTCGTCGCGTCTCGGATTAGTTCATTCAGCCCCGGCAGTTCCGAGTAACTAGCAAGCGTTCGCGCTGCTCTGTTCCGCTCACCCTGAGAGAATGCGGCGCGGGTGCGCTCCATCATCTCGAACATCGGGTTGTCGATCTGCCGGGCAGAACCTTTGCGTTTGGCGTAAACGGTTTGCTTGGAGAGATGGGCGACTTGACGATTCGGCTTGGCCGACTCCGGCGCTGCGCGGTCGATGGCCTCGAATACGCGGGCCAATGGAACGTGTTCCCCACCGTACTCCAACTTCCACTGCTCGGCTGCATTCTTTGAAACCAACCCAGCATCCACGCTGTAATCCAGGAGTGAGTTTCCGTACTCGTAGAACTTCTCGGACAACTGATCGTAGGTCACCCCTCCCGAACGAGTGTCGGCGGGTACGTCCTTCCATGCTTCGACGTAGCGGGCATCGCTTTCTAGATCGCGCCCAGTTTCGCGCCCTTGTGCTGCTGCCTCACGGACAGCTTCCTTGGCGATGAGGAACTGATCGAAGCGATCCATTTTGTCCGGAGACTTGATAACGTCAAGAAGCCCGTTGCTTTCCATGAACCGCTCGGATGCTTCGTGGGAGCCAAGCGACCGGTCGGCGTAGTACTCAAATCGTGATGTTGGGAGAATCTCGAACTTGTGTTCCTTCTGCGCTGCGGCAGTGGCATCCAGAATCGGAGAGAGCGAGTCGAGCCCTTCCGTCTTTGCCTTGGCGACGGTCTGCTGAAACGCATCCAAAGCTCGCTTGGTCCTGCCGCCCCTCGCCGCCTCGCGTTCTGCGATCTTGGTCTTGGCGTAGGTGTCCGCCCACTGTTGCTCTGGGGTAAGCGTTTCTGTTGGAGTGAATGGATTCGGGATGGAAAGCGCCCCCGACTCCGGGTTCTTCTCTGTGGCCTTAGTTGCTTTCTCCGTAGCGGTCGCCTTATTCTCCGATTCCATCGCCTTTGTCTTGCTGTTTTCGGCGGCGGCGTGGATGAGCGGCAGCCCCGCACCCGCGACGGCGAACCCGGCTTCGGCTACGTTCTTGACTGTGGGGTCTTCGATGGCCTGTCGAACTGGCTCGACAGCGGCCTGCGTCATGTCAGCGCCGAATGCGGCTCCCGCACCGATGCCCGCCTGTTCGGCAATCTTGGCCTTTAGTGCGAGCGAGGCAGCTTCAGGGGCACCCGCCGCCTGCGCTGTCTTGGCGGCTTGCCGCATCATCTGGCCCGTCTTCCCAGCCAAGGGAAGTGCTACCCCAACTGGGGATGATTGGAACTCGGCCAGTCCGCTGAGGAACTTCAAACCTTCCTCGGTCACATCGCCGATGGCCGGGATGGCTGGCAGGTTCCGCTTCAGTTGCTCCGTCGTCCCGCGACCGCCCACAGTGTCGATAACCTTGGTTGCCACATCGCGCAGACCGCCCGGAGCGTTGAACCCCGTGTCGATTCTCTCAGGCAGCGACGTGTACTTCTTCCCAGTCGCTTCAGTGATCTGCTGCGGGACGCCCGTCATGGCCGCGTGGGCAAACCCAGCGGGGCTTAGAGGATGCGGCTTTTCCCGCGGTTCATCTTCCCCTTGACTCATGGCGCTTGCGACTTTGCCAAGTCCACGCACCAGCCACGACCCCTCGGGTTCCACCTCCGTCGCACGAGCAGGCAGGTTCGGGAGATCCGCTCCCACTTGCGGAGCCGACTTGAGGATGTTCGTTCTGATCGCCGCAGCGATCTGATCGTTCGTCATCCCGTCCGGGAACTCGACTACGCCAACACCAGGGATTTCGACATCAGTCGGCATTTCTGGCCTACTCCACCTTCCCCGTGGCCGGGTTGTACTTCAGCTTCGGTTTCTGTGCTGCCGGTGCGCTCGCACGAGCCTGCGACTGGATTCCGGCCTCTGGGTACTGGAAGTGCGGAGTTGCGTCCCCCGTAGCCGCTCCGATGGACTCCTCATATTCGTCCTGAATCCGTTGCTTTTGCGCCAGGAGCCATTCGTAGGCTTCCTGCTCGGAAGCAAAGTCCGGCGGTTTGTCCTTCGACGTTAGAGCGTTGTACCCGGACTTCAGAAGCCGGACTGACCTTCGCACCTTCTCTTCCGCGTCTCTCAGGTCGCGGGTCTTTTTGTTGTTGATCGCGATTTTCTGCGCGGGCGTGAACTGCGCCGGGCGTTGCCCGCTGCCAGCGGCCTTTCGCGCATCTGCCGCGTCGAGGTCCTTCACGACAGAGGCCGCGATGGGATCGCCCAACTTCGCTGCGTACCGCAACTGGTTCTCGTTGAAGGACGGCATCGCCGCCTGCTTCGGCTGCTGGTTCAGCAACCTGGCATTGTTCTCCATCGCCTGAATGGCCGCATGGTTGGCCGTGCTGACCGGCCCCGAGGCGAGTTGACCGGCCACGATGTCCCGGCCTACGCCCTTCTCGTAGATGTCCACATCGCGCCGCGCCTTGTTCTCTGCCGCGCCCTGCTGGCCGCTGCGCACCCGCTGCTCCTCGTTCAGTAGTGCCATCAGACCAGCTTCCTGGTTGGCCCTATCGGCCTCGTGGTAGCCCAGACCGGCCATCGCGCCCTCTCCGATTCCGCCCATCAGGCGCGGAGACTTGGACGCCATCATGGCGAACCCGGCCTGCATCAGAGCGCGGTTCAAGCGGTTCTTCTCGCTATCCGTGATCTTGGCTTTCCGCTTGGCGATCTCAGGCAACATCATCGAGAGGTAGTCTTCGGTCGCGCTGCTTGGCGGCGGCGTGACAGCAATCTGCGGAGCAGGCAGCAACTTGGACAGGTAGTAGTTCGGATCGACCGGCTGCTGCACAGGACCGCCTTCGGCCAGCCCCACCACCCCGCCGCGCCACATTGGCTGCTGCATGGGCGGCTGCGGTTGAGGCGCCGGCATCTGCGCATTCGCGTTCGCCATCAACTCCTGCACCACCGTCGATTGCGGCCCCGGCATCGACTCCCGCGTCTTCTTGCGCCGCGTCATCTCAGCCGCCACCACAAACTGAGGCAACGACCCACCCCGAAGCGACTGCTGGAGTTGCTGGTCCGAGAGACTCATCGCCATCTTTGCTGATTCAACGAGGTTCATATTGCCCCTCTTCCCTAGCCCTGGTTGTAGTAGCTGCCCATTGCGCCGAGTCCGGCGGTTGCCAGCCCAAGGATTCCGCTATACGGGCTCGCCTGCTGGCCCTGCGTGTACTGCTCCGTCGAGACGGTCGTCGGCACGCCGTTCAGCAGGTTTGAGTAGTAGCTCATCATCTGCAACGGGTAGTCCCGCTGGTTCAGAAAGTTTTGATAGTTGTAGTCGAGGTACTGCTGGTTGTACGCATCAGCCTGTGCCCCCGCAGATCTCAACGAGTTCAATTGATTATTGAGGTTCGTGGTGTACTGGCCCGACGCATCCATCATTCCAGCCGCCGCATCCTGACGCGCATTCATGGCGTTGAGGTTGGTCCCCACGACGCTGCTCTGAATACCCTCCGCCGTCTTGGCCGCTTCCATGTCGAGTTCCGACTGCCGCTGCCGCCCGGTGTCTGTGAGATTGGCCCCAAACTGCCGAGACTGTTCGTTGAGGTTTGCTGACTGGAGTGCCGCCTCCAGGCCCTGCCCACTGAGAGAGGTCAGCCCGGAGAGGTTCCGGTCCTGGACCTGCCCGTACTGACCCTGGTTGGCGAGATCAGCCTGCAAGCCAGCGCTGCGGTCACGCTCGAACTGCTGCTGCGCATTGAGGTAAGCGTCATTCAGCCCGGTCTTTTGGATCTCATCCAGCTGCCGGGTGTACTCGCGGTTTGCCATGCCCTCCACAACGCCATGCCGCCCGCCGCCGAAAGCTCCCGCCGCCACCGCGTTCGCTCCGATTTGGGGCAACGCCTCCTGGTACGCCTCGGTCGCCTTGGCCTTCTGAATGTCGGTCACATTCTGCTGGTAGGGGTTCATGTAGCTCTGCGCTACGCCGGGATCAGTGAAGTTGCCCGTGTTGACCGCCTGATAGTTACCACCCGTGTAGCCAGCCAGCGCCCCCGCGTTGCCGCCCATCAGGTTGGCGGCGCTGTACTGCGCTGGGTCATATGACCCAGCCTGATAGGTATTCATGGGCGTCTGCTGCGACCAGTCCCGAATCTGCGTGTGGTACGCCATGTCGGGGTCGGTGAAACCCTCAGCCATGCGCTGCATCGAATAGTTGCCCAACTCAATTGGCGAGTAGATGGTCTGGCTCGGATCAACGAGACTCTCGTTCATCCTCTGCGTCCCGGCCATATACATGTTGGTGAGGTCGCCCATTTCGCCGAACCGCTGTCCGGGGTAGGGCGTGTAGGAGCCGACCGGCATGCCGGTGATCGCGCCCTCGGGCACGTTCGTGTCCGACCCGGTTTGGCTATCTAAGATGCCGCCAGAGTCCATCCCCACGACGCCGCCCTTGGCGAGAAGTTGCAACAGCCCACCGCCGGCCATGATCCGGGTCGGCTCCCCTTGGAGTATGCCCATTGCAATCATTTCGTCTCGCATCATCGCGTCGGCCATCGCCTGCGGCGTGTTGGCGTAGGTATTGGCGACCAGCCCCGCATTCTGCCCCTGGTTTGGGCTGCCCTTCGCTGTAATGGCGGTTTGCGGAGCCCACGCGAACGGCCCCTGCGTCGGGGAGGCGCTTGTTACTCCGAGGTTGCCGCCGGGATTCAGCCGCTGAAGCTGCTCCAGTGCAAACTGCGTGCCTGCCTCGGATGCCCATTCTCTGTTGTTCTGATTCAACGGAACCGTAGTCCCGTCATTGCGCAGTTCTGTCCCCCTCGTCTCCGACAGCCAGGAGTTCGCAGGCATGGTTGCCATGAGTTGATTGGCTCCAACTGTGGGTTGGCCCAGCCCGAGTTGAGAACCGAGAGTGTTCCCCGTCCTATTCGGTTTGCTATCGGGGCGCGGTGTTCCCGTCGTGGAGCCAGACGTGCGGGAACTCGGCAGACTGAAATTGTTTGTGCCGGTCGTCTGCGTGGGTTGACCTGTCTGCGGCGTTGCGGGGGCCAGCCCGCCAACAAACTGCTGCGACTGTGTGGTAGCCGGCTGCGTTGCCGGGGCCACCCAGGGCGAGGTGTAGCCGCCTTGCTGCGACTGCTGCTGATTCCACGACGGCAGATAGGGCGATGGCGTTTTGGGTGTGTTGCGGTCCTCAACGGCCTGAAAGATCGGAGTGTACGGCTGCTGCGGCTGGTTGTTGGTCTCGTTGAGATTCATGCCGAGCCACGATCCCCAGAACTTGTTCCCGTCCGAGTCCGGACGTGCGTTGTTCAGTCCGGGATCTCCGAGGTTCGGATCTCCTGCTGTCGGCAGGTCTGTGCGCTGTGCGGTCCCGAAGACGTAGGGCTGTGCAGACGCAAGCATCTGCAAGTACATGTTTTTGAGCCACTCCGGGATCGTGCTAGTTGTAGTTGTCGAACTCGTGTCGGTGAGAGCCATTGACCTTGATCTCCTTCTCGATCGTGATGCGCGTGACTACCCAGCCTGACCCTGCGAGTGCCCGCTCCCAGCCGCGGCGACCGCCCCCTTCGAGGCGCGTACAACCGGTTTCTCTGGCGTAGGCTTCCATCGCTTCAAGTCCTGGCCGAAGCCACTTCGTCATCGCAGACCCGCCGACGACCGGGATGGTCAGAACTGAACATTTCGGGAACCGCTGAATCGCGGTCACAAAGGCGAGTACCAATTTCTCGCCGTCCCGAATCGTCCACAGTTCCGTCAACCCGGACTCCAACGGTTGCAGGAGATCGTCAACATCGTATCGGCCACCGCTCCTGTTTGTGGCCTTGCGCAAAAGCGGACTGACTTCGGGCCATACCGTAGGCACGCTGTCAGCCGAAATGCGGCTAATAACCAATCCCACCGCCTAACCTCTTTGGCTGCGTCGGTTTACCCGTCCGCTGCCGTCGAACCAACTCCATCAGCCCTTCCAACTGCTCCGCACCAGCCTTCGTGCTTCCGTCGCCCAGGCCGCTGACAACATCTGCTGGCAGGACAAACTCCCCATCTGAAAGGAGGATGTCCCGGCTCGGTGAACGAGCCGGGACCAAATCGTCCATTCCGCCGCCGGGACCAGTTACTAGCCCCGCTTTTTCGGCAGGTCCGGACCTTCCTCCTTGCCCGAGAATCTCATTGCGAAAGTCGATGAACTCTTCCATCCCGAAGTAGTCGATGAACGCCTTGATGGCCCCCTGCGGGTCACGCCCGCCGCCCATTAGAGCCTCACGCGCTGCGGCCACAACCGACTGAGCCGCCCGGGCGTCGTCATCCACTGGGCCACCCGCCGCCATCCCCGGCACCATCGGGCGGTAGCCGGTCACGACATCGGTGAAGAACTGATGTTCGGGGTCCACGCCCATGCGGTAGCCTTCCGGGGCGGGGTTGTAGCGCCGCTCAAGGATGGGGCTGTATGCCTGCCCTTTGTTAAAGTTGTCGAGCGATGCCTGGGCGTTGGCGGACGTGTTCGACTTCTTGGACGAATCTCCACTGCCCAACTTCTTCGAGATGGCCGCGCTTGCGCCGCCGCCAATGGCCGAAACCAGAATCGGGATCAACGCTGATTCGATGCCCATATTCGCTCCTATCTCTATGCTACCGTTACTGTTCCTACAGACGAGACAATTTCAAAAGAATGCGCGTTGGCGATCTGCGGAACCACCATCCGAAGGTGCCCATCCCCGTCAACCCAGACCTCTCCGATGCCCAATCCAGCGCCGGCCACGTCGTACCGCACGAACCGAAGGCCCGTCAATTTCGCCCGCTGCGGACTGTAAACGTCCGAGATGAGCGTGTTCAAAATACGGAGAATATCGTTCAGCGCATTCGGGCCGCTAGTTGTGCCCAGATTCGGCGGCGCTGATCGCTTCTCAATCATCGGCGTCCATCCTCTTGCAACCGCAGCCGCACGGAACCCACGCGCCAGGCCGTCCCGGCTGTCGTATTCTCGATTTTGACCGCCATCTGACGGCCACGGACCCGCACGTTTTTCTTTGCGCCGCCGCCATTGGCGTACACCGTGAACGGAGCCAGCGTCTGCGCGGCACCCGGCACGCCGCGATGCGATATCACAATGTCCACCATCTGCTCGTCTTCTGAACCGGTCCCACGGAATTCCACGTCCGGGATGATGGCATCCACAAAGGCGAACTTCTCGCCGTCGTCCAAGTCGAAGTCGCTGGACTCAATGTGCGACAGCAGCGCCGCCCCGTCCGCGTCCACTCCAGACTCCTGGAGGTACACGATGCCGCCGGCGGCGCCGTAGATTTTCCCGCTGTCCACCGACTCTGCCCATGCCGTGCGGGACATCGTGCCGTAGCTCCACACGTTATCGACGTAGTTGTAGAGAACGAACCGGTCGATCTCAACAGAGTCTTCACTCGGATAGAACCAGATGACCTCGTTGTGCTTGGTGATTCTGCCGCCGATTACCTTCTCGGTCTGGCTGTTGTTCATCCCGCTGAACACGTAGTCGCTGATGGGGCAGGGGATCTGATCGACGCGGCCCGTGTAGGCGAAGAACCCGCCGCTGCCCATCCAGTAGATCGTGTTGTTCGCGCTCACAGGCGCGTGGACCGAGGCGATGGTGGTGGCCGACGAGATCAACTCGAACGAGAACGTGTAGGGCGGCCCGGTGAACCGCATCGAGTACAGGGCAGAGTCGGTCCAGATCAGCGTCTCGTTCTTCGAGAACAACGACGCCACGATGCGCGAGCCGACGCTCAACCGGTAGTAGCCCGCCGTGTTGGTGGATGTCGGGGTCCAGTCGATCAGGCTCTCCTGCGAAGACCAGCGAACCATGAGCAGGTCCTGGCTGGCTGACCCGATGGGGTTGGCCCCCATCGCAACGACGTGCCGGTCGAGGTAACTGATCCCCATGATCGAGACGACCGTGGGCGCATCGGACGACCCGGCGAGCGACGTGATGTTGACCATGCGTGCGGCCAAGCCCGCGCTCTTGCTCCAGTAGTAGATGCCGCCACCGTTGGGCGCAGCCAGTAGGTTCTCGCCGAAGTTTCCCTGAGTCCAGGTCCGCAACTGGTAGACCGTCGCCCCGATGCTCGACGACGTGCCGTAGGCAGGGTAGCCGTAAGGTCCGCTGCCCCAGCCGTCGCCGCTGACGTAATCAGCCAGCCCGATTGGGATTTGATAGGCCGCTACGACGGATGACCCGCCGCCCGACACGCTGCCAGCGGTGGCCGTTCCTGCCGTCAGAATCTGATACCCGTCCACGCTGCCGACGTAGTAGATTTGATGCTCTTTGTTGATGTCGGCGGCGGCAATCCCGTCAATCGGGCCGGTCGCTCCGGAGATCGTCACATAGTCGCCCGCCGCCGCGCCGTGCGCCGTGTCGGTGATAGTGATGAGGCCAGATCCGGCGAGAACCGTAATCATGGGGTCTGCCCCCAGCGTGACGGTTCGGCGAACTGGCGTCACGTCGTAGAACAGCGCCCCGTAGTAGATGTAGAACTTGATGTTGGTCCCGATGCCAGCGTAAGCCCCGTAGTCTAGAGCAACCCACGGGTGGATGGAGCGGCACTGGCCGAGATACGAGGTGATTGACTCGCGGACGTAGCCTCCAATCGACTCAGGAAATCCAGCCCGGAACCGGACATTGTTGCAGTCGTACCAGCCGCCTTCGTTGGCGTAGTTGGTCGCGTCCCGCACGATGCCAGGCCGGAATGTGAATTTCTTGAGAGGCATCTTTAGAACCCGCTCGGCCCTGTTGTTGTGGGATAGATGTACGACACGACGTTCACCGGAATGCCGCTGATGGTTAGCGTGATTGTGTTGTAGTTGATCGTGTGTCCGTGGCCCATCGTCGCCGTCATGAGCGTCGAAAGAAGTGTGCCGCCGTGATAGACCGACGTTGAAGCATGCGTATGCGACAGGGCAGCCTTATCGTTCAGTAGGTTGGCGAGATCTGTCTGTGCGCTAACCGTGCCTGTGATTCCGCCCCAAGCCACACTGGCCGTCACGGTGGCCGGAACCCAGGCCGACCCGGACCACTTGAGGTACTGGCCGGTCGTCGCCCCACCCTGTGCGATTTTCGTAAGCGAGAGCGTCCCGGTGATGTCGGACTCGGTATGCGTGTGCGAGGATGCCGCCTTCGCGTCGAGAGCCGTCTGAAGCCCGGTGATGGTAGAAATGGCTTGCGTGTGAGACGCCGCCGCTTTGCCGTCCAGAGTGGCCTGCAAGCTCGTCACGTCGGAGATCAGGATGGTGCCGAGCGCGTGCGTGTGGCTGGAGTCCGCCTTCGCCGTGATGGCCGAGTACACGTCGCTCTGTGCGCTCAGGGTGCCCGTGATGTTGCCCCAGGCCACCGACGCTTCGCCCAGTCCGTCGCCAGTTAAATCGGTAGACGGTGCCCACGCGCTACCGTCCCACTTCAGGACCTGGCCCATCGTCGCGCCGCCCTGCGCAAGTCGCGCCAGCGCCAGCGCCCCAGTAGCAAGATTAGACGCATTCGTAGCATCGGTGGTCGCACTGGCCGCCAGAGCCAGTGGTGCCCACGCGGACCCGTTCCAGCCGAGAGCGTTGCCCGACACCGCACCGCCCTGCGCAATGCGAGCCAGCGACAGTGCACCGGCTGAGATGTTGTCAGCGTTGGTCGTGTCGGTGGTCGCACTGGCCACCAGGCCGGTGATCTTGGAGTTCGCCAGAGCCGTGATCCACGATGGGTTGCTATAGGAACCGGTCAGGCTGGCATAGCCGCCCACCAGCGTATCGACGTAAGTCTTCGTGGTGAGGTGGCCTGAATCCGTAGGCGCTCCGCCGCTCACAGTTCCGGTCGCAACAACCGTCCCGCCTACCGTCACGTTGCCGGAAGCGGTCAACGTCGCCAGCGACAGATTTGCTAGAGCGTTTGCGACAGCCGCGCCCACACCCGCGCCGTCGCAGAAAATGAGCGTGGACTTGCCCGCCGCGATAGCCACCGTCGCCCCGCTGCCCTGGCCTATCGTCACGATCTGGTCGCTGTCGTTGACGATCAGCAGGAACCGTTCCGCGTTGTTCGGCACAATGGTCACCGCCACACCCGCTCCCGGCGTCCCGTAGAACCGGATGACCTTGCTCCGCTGCACCCCGGCGGTTCCGTCCGTGATTTCGAGCGCGTAGGTGGATGTGGTCAACTCGATGGCGCTGTAGCCGCCGATGGCCTGATCGAGAAACTCGATGGTTTCGTTCAGCGTTGCGCCCCACGACCCGGCCTGTTCGCCGGTCGGGATCAGTTCCAGTCCGAGTCCATTGGTGTATGTGCTTGGCATTATGCAATCCTCACGATGGCCGATGCCGCATCCGCTGTCGGGAACTCAACCGTGAACGTGCTGGCAACCGACGCCTTATCCATCCCGAAGTCCAGGACCGCCACAGCCGGGTTGCCGCCGACAGATGAGTTGTAGATCAGTGCGCCGCGGACTCCAGTGAAGTCGCCCGACCATGTGGCGTTGTCGAAGTCAACGAACGCCGTTTTTCCGATGACGCCCGCCACCGCGCCCGACGCAACTCCGTTCGAGGAGAGCGCCGCGCCGCCTGCCGTGTAGCCAGTAAAGACGATCTCATTGGCCGCAGAGTAGGCGGCGGTGGCCTCGGTCATCGTGGCCGAACTCGTGTAGAGCGCGATCTTAAACGTATGGCCGGTCGTCTCCGTGAAGTCATGGACTCCAGTGAGAATCTCCGTCTTGAACGTGTCGCAAACGTAGTTACCAGTGAATGCCATGCTAGGTCTCGATTCTCAAGTCAGGCTTGCGGTGAACGTCCTTCATTGCGCGGCCTTCGCGCAGGAGTTGGATCTCAGCCAGCGATGCGTCGTAGAGTTGCTTCTTGGCTGCAATCTCGTCGATCGGTTTCTTCATGAAGATGGCGGCTTCGAGCAGGCAGGCGTCGAGCAACAGGTTGTAGGCGTTGTCGCCTAACCAACTCGTGCCGCTGTCCACGATGGAATCTGGCGGTGCCCCGTACTCCAGGGTGTAGGGATAGGCTCCAGCCGGGGGAGGGGCGATGACAAATGTGTCGTCATCTGAGAGCGCGTAGTATTCCGGGAAACCGGAGACAGCGGTCGGGAACGCCACGCGGATGTAACTTAGATCCTTCAGTTTTAGCGCCCGCTCCCCGGTGGTCGGCAGGGTCACCATCATGGATTTCTGGTAGAGGAAGCCGGTGGGAACGTCCAGCGTCTCGACGTTGGCGGTCAGTGTCCCTGTTGATAATCGTTTCCCATTAGGGATGCGCACGGCCAAGCCGATCCGGTTCTCCGCTTTTCGCACCATCACAGGGATGTTGGCAACGAACGAGGCTTCGTCGTTTTCTTCCCACGCTTGAATGGCATCGACCAGATCGGAGTAGTTCATGTCAACTCCTCTTTTTGCCGCCCTTTGCTTTGGCCGTCTTGGCCGTGGCGTTCTTCTTCACCATGCCGCCACAGGCTTTCGTGGTGGTCTTCGGTTTCCTGTTTTTCATAAGTTCCTTTACCAGCGTTGTGATGCCAGCAGCAGCGGCTCCGCCCAGGACTGACCCTCCCTGGCCCGCCATCGTCCCGATGAGAGCGCTGCTGATGAGGTCAGGGGCATAGTCGCGCCATGACTTGCGCCGTGGCATGAACCCGTCGCCGCCCGGCAGTCTGCGTGGGTCGAATGGCTGCCCCTGTGTCCCTGCGGGCAGGGGAGCCGCGCCGTAAGCCGGGGCCGCACCCTGCGGGACGGTCTGCTGAGGCAGTGCAAAATCAGGCTGAGCCACGGTCATCTGCTGTTGTTGCGGCTGCTGCCACGTCGGGGTGAACTGCGGAGCGCCTGTCGGCCCGCCCTCCAACATCCTCACAGGTTGCCTAAATCTCGCCATTACACACCTCCAGATATCGTGACCCTGCCCACCTTGCTCCATATCTCCAGTCCAACAACGGGCTTAAACCCGCAAAACGTCCGGCTGCGCAGGTCGTTGGGCGGGCGGGCGCATTCCAACGCTTCCGCATCCACAGTCAGATACTGGCCCACGTAATCCTGCTCGTTATCCACGTCGTTACAGGCGCGGCAGACGACCAAGCCCGTCCTTCGTCCGTCCGTCAGTTGCTCGCTCAGGTCACGATAGCGATACCGTAATCCGCATCGGTCGCAGATCCCAGCAGCGTACTTGCCTGAAACGAATAGGCTCATCGTGCAATCCCAGGCCGGATGAACAGAGAACTCCGGTCCCGATCCTCCTGCTCTGCGCGGTGGAACTCCTCTTCGTAGAACGACTTTAGAAGCGGTATCCGCTGAATCGCGTCGGGCGTCTTGATTGCAAGGTAGTAGGCCAAGCCCGCCACCAGCGCTGGCAGAAACCGAAACGGCACGTCCATCGTCTTGTCGGTGTCCGAAGCCGCCTCGTACATCCGGCGCATCCGCCAGTAGTAGAGCGAATACGCGGAGTCCGGCACCGGCCACAAGTAAACGTAGGGCGTCAACTTGCGATTGACGAAGTAGGTTGTCGGGCGGCCCTGCTGTGTCTTCGATGTGATCTTGGAGTACGAATCGAATGAGGCCCTGGCCAGCGGCAGATCCGTGCCTTCGTTGCGCAGCGCCGCGTCGAGGATGTCCACCGTAGCCGACCCAAGAGAATAGGATTCAGTTCCCGCCACCAGAGGCAGCACGACCGACTCGACCGTCCACAGATTCAAACCCCGGTTCGCCCACTCCAGTAGGAGCAGGTTCAGGCTACGCCGTGCTGTCTCGAATTGATACCCGCCGCGAATCTCAACACCCACGCGCTCATAGGCTTCTTCGATGAGATCACGAGCATTCAGGTCGAACGCGGTCGTCGTCGATGCAGACATCTCTACTCCTCATGCGGATGGGTATGCGCGTGGGGAATCTCCACGGGTTGCTGCTTCAACACGAGGTCGAGATCGTCGGTGATCTCGTATCCTTCGGGGATGGCCTCGACAAGCAGGGCGCGTAGGGCTGCGAGGTACTCGTTCTCCTCGTTGACGGCGTTTGTCAAACTCTGCCGGTGCTCAAATTGCCGGACTTTCGCGTACATCACCTTGACCTGCGCCGCCCGGATGGCAAGCTTCTGGTTATCTGTGAGCACCGGGCCTTCGACGATGGGGACAATGGGGGCCATCACGCCCCCGCCTGTAAAACGGTGACTACGGATTCCGCTGCCGCCGTGCTGACTGCGCGAATGGCGGTATATGGCCCCCCAAGTGTGACGATCCAGTTGGCTGTTGCAAATGCGGAGGCCGACTCAACCTCAAACCACGCCACTCCGCCGTCCGTATGGCCAGCGGCTGTGAGATCATTAAGGCCCGTCCCGGTGAATGTGATGCTCGACTTGACGGTGGGAGTCACCGTAAAGGACCACGTTTCCGTATCGGTGTGACCGGTTGTCGCGGCGAACGTCAGGATGACGCCATTGCCGAGATCGTTGGTCGTGCTGATCTCGACACCTTCGGCCCCGCTTGTGAATGAGGACCCGGTGCCCCAGGAGAACGTATCCGGGGTGCCTTCGGCGTCGATGGCAATGTTGATGGTGAGCGTCTCTGCCGGGTCGTACTCAGTGAAAATGTTCTCCAGTGTTGCCTGAAGTTTCACTGTACCCGAACCGCTTTTGGTAACCGTGATGGGCGCATCGTATACCGCGTTGAGCGGGATGGCTCCGGTCGTGTTGTCAACGCCTGAAACTGTTCTTACGATTGGCCTTGCCATGATTGCCTCGCTTTCTTCAGGAGTGGGGAGGAGTTGCCCCTCCCCCACCATGACTAAACCTGAACGTAGGTCACCGTGACGCGGACGTACCCGGCGGTCGTAGCGCCAGTCGGTGTGACCGTCGCGTGGATCGTGGTGTTCGCGCCGACGTTCGCCATCGCCAGCAATTGCGCACCCGTGCAAGCCGGGGCGATGCGGCCCGTGGCCGTTTTCACGTCGATGCTGCCCGCGTACTGCGTGCCAGCCGCCGCGCTGCCGATCGACAGGACCGCGGACGTGGCGCTATTGAACGCCGTGCCGACATCGCACATGAGATCCAGCAACCGCGAGTTCGCCGGAACCACGATGGTCGAGGTCACGACGGCGGTCGAGTTCTGAGCGATGGTGGTGGACTGCGACAGAACGACTTGGCCGAGATTGACCCCGGTGTTCTCTTTGATGGTGCCCACCTTGAGTGGGCCTTTGAAAGTAGACTGTGCCATTTGTTTCTCCTACGAGAGTTGGGCCGCACTGTCTTCGTAGCGTCCCCCAGGCGGGTCAGCGCGGCTCTATCTCCTGGACCGGACAGGGGCCTTGCGGCCCCCGCCTAAACCTACGCGCCAGGCGTCCCAAAGACACCCAACGGATCGCTCACGCCGAACGAGTAGCGCTCGCTCGCCTTGAACTTCAGGTTGCCCGTCTCGAAGTCCGAATCCTTCTCGAACTTGTAGGGCCGGCGAACGAACATCTTCATGCCGTTCGGAACGTCGGTGGTCAGGAACCAGCCATTCGTGTCGGTCAGGTAGTTGTTCACCGCGTACCCGCCCGAAATGGCGTTGGTCTTGACCAGCGCGTTGATGTCCCGATCCGCCGTGCCGGGGCGATCCGCGTTGTCGAGCAACCTGGATGCCACGAATTGCAAGTCGGTGGGGATGAGCAACCGCTTCGGCTTGGCTGCGATCAGCAGGCCGCGGTCGTCGGTCCACTTGCTGATCTGAATGGTCGCGGCCTCAAGCGAGGTCTCGTTCAGATCGGCGGCAGTGGACAGCAGGTTGGATACCGTGCCTCCGCCATTGAGCGGGTGGGACGCGCTGAACAGGTACACGGCATCGCCGGACTTGAACGTCGCGAACCCGCTGTTGAGCGGGACAACGGACTTGATCTGCTTGGTCTGGGCCATCGCCCGCGCCAGAGCCTTCGTGTACCGCTTGGAGACGGACTCATAGAGGTTGTCCTCCATCGCCTCCTCGGTGATGACGAAGCCTAGCGCGATGGTCTGGTGGGTGTACCGGGCCACCCAGCCTTCCTGCGCGTGGTCGTACACGATGCCCTGGCCTTCGTACTTGACTTGGGCCTGGCCAAAGCCGGAGAGTTTCAACTCCTCTTCAAACGCCCTCTCGGACGTTTCGACTTCGTAGATCATCGTGTGCTGTTCGGGGTACTGTTTGTACTCCAACCCAAAGAGAGCCTTCAGGCCGGGAACCAGTTCTTTCGCGAGTTGTGCTCTTGAGATGGCCATTGTCGTTCCCTCCTACCGGCCTTCAGCAATCCCGTAAGCGTGGACTGCGGGGTTGAATTTCACGATCACGTCCGGGTAGGACGTGGCGGGGTCAAGGACATCCACGATGCGGACGGCCAGAGTGGCTGTCGTGGCGATGGAGCCATAGGTCAGGTTGATGGCGCTGCGCCCGGTCACCGTGCTGCCCGCCCCGAAGTTGCCGAGGGGCGCGTTCAGGCCGATGGCCGCTTTGGTCACCGCACCGCTGCCCTGCACCTTGAACAGCATGGCTGGGTCGTCCCAGATATACAGTTCAACGTCGGTCGCTCCGTTGGCGATCGCACTGGCAGGAAGGAAGTTCGACCAGGTGGGTTTGCCGGTGGAATCGACGTAGCTGCATCCAGCCATTACGCCGACCGGCGTGTTCACACCGATGGATGTGGTCGGGGACGCAACTGCGGCGATCGGTTCGCCAAGCGCGGAACTCACCAAGTCGCCCTGGAAGATCCCGACCGTGGAAGTGGTCGTCATGGAGAGCCTTCGGGTGGCCCCGTTAAACGGCTGGCCCGAAAGTTGCCCGACAGGAAGAAGCCCGTATGGGGCCGCTGTGTTCGGCATCTGCTTACCTCATTCGTTGTCGTCTAGCGGCCCGCCCGTCATCGGGCTACTCTGGACCGCCGATCCGGCTGCTCATGTTGACTGTCATGGGCATGGCCGGATGCTGTGCCTGTGCCAGCGCGGCATTCACCGACTGAACCTGCTGTTCAGACTTGCGGGCGAAATGTTCGTTCCGCGCTCTGACTTCCGCTTCCGGCATCTTGCAGAGGATCAACCCACCGATCTCGATGGTGTCCCCTGTGTTCTTGCGGGAGTCTGCCAACTGAGCAAGTTCCGGGTGTTCGGATGCCTTCAACGGCACCCACCCGTCACGGAAACGCTTGTTCATGTTGGCGTCGTCCGTGTTGCCCAGGTAGCCGACCCTGATCCAACGGAAAGCCCACCCGGGCTGCGGCGTTGGGACCGGGAGCGGACTGTCATCATCCCAATTGCGGGGGCGCGCCGCTTCGGCGCGAGTCACTGTCTCTCTTGAGGTGCGGTCAGCCATTGGCTTCGTTCTCCTGGTAGTACCGGGCATACTCCGCGAGGGGCACGCCCAGCCGTTTTGCAGTTTCTGCCGCGCTTTTGGGCAGAACCAGTTTTTTCGATCCAGCCCCATTCGACCGGACGCTGGGTGCGACGATCTGCGGGGCAGGCTTGGGTTTCGCCGGAGCGGCGTGACCCAGTTTTTCGGGGAAGGTTGCGACCATTTGCTGGTCGATGAACTTGAGATACCCGATCGAGCCGGGGATCAGGTCTTCGGTTAGCGCCTTGTGGTGCATCGCCAAAGCGTAGTCGGTCATTTCCTTGTCCTGAGCGAACCAGGGGTTGCGTCCCTGCCACTCCTGCAACTGCCGCTGGAACTTCTGCGCCATCTGCGCCTGATACTGTTCGACTTGCGGAGGCGGCTGGAGTTCGCCCAGTTGCTGTGCCGCTGGCTGTTGAGGTTGAGGCGGCGGCTGGAAATTCATGGCGATGTTCTGCCGCTGGGCGGCGAGCATCGACATCTTCTCGGTGGCTTCGGCGATCTTGTCGGCATCGCCCAACTCGGTCGCCTGCCTCAGACTCTGCCGCGTGTTGAGGATCTCAGCGTCCAACCGTCCCAGCGTGGAGTCGTAGGAGACTTTCTGTCCGGCGGCTACCTGCTGCTCCAACTGCTGTTTCTGCGTGTAGACGTTCTTGGCCCAGGCGGCTGCCTGATCGCGCTCCCGCTCGGCCTGCTCGGCGCGGCGGCGCATGTCGTGAACGTCGAACTTCAACTTGCTGATGCGGTGCTGGACCCGCTTGCCGAGAGCTTCCTTCTCTTCGAGGGGCGTCTCTTCGGCTGTTTCGCGGCGCGGAGGGCGGCGGTCTTCGGGAGGCGTGTCGTCAACGATCTCGACTTCTACTTCGGCGTCGGCCTTTGGCTCCGGCTCAGGTTCCGGCTCGGCCTTGACTTCAGGCTTGGAAGCGGCTTCCTGGTCCAGTTCCACGAACAGGTCGCGGTCTTCGTCAACCGGCGGCGGGATTCCGGGCATGGGCGTCGTCATGGCCGCTGCACCTCGCTCGGATCAGACACCACGGCTTCCACCGTGTCGTCGTTGATGATGCGGTACTCATTGTCACCGCGAATGAACCGTGTCCCGCTGTAGGCGCGGAACATCACGAAGTCGCCCACGGCGCACCAGGGGCCGGTCGGGAACCGGCTTGCGTCTTTGTAGGCGTCCGGTCCCAGCGCGACGACTTGGCCCAGGATCGAGGCGACCTCTTCCGTCTTGCGGGACTGGTCGGGCAGATAGACCGAACCGACTTTTTCGGATTTCCTGGGGATCAGGAGAATGATCCTGTATCCCGTCGGTTTGGGCTGCTTCGGCTCCGGCGCAGCCGAAAGGGCTATGGTTTCGGTGACGGCTGGCATAGGCACGCTGGCCGGCCAGATTGCAGTGCTCATTACTCTGGTTCTCCTTCAGGCAAGTCGAAGTGCTGCTTCTTGAGCAGTTCCTTCAACTCGGTTTTTGCCCGTTCAAAGGCGGCGATAGCGCCGACCATCTCCCGGTAATGCGCGTAGTCAGTCGCGTTGCCGCGACTGATGACGCCGGATCTGTGCTGGATCTCGGTATCCAGGTACTTCAGGAACTCGTACAGCGCCGCGGCTTCAGGGGTCATTGCTGGCCTCCATCAAAGTTGGGCGGCGAGGGCGGCGGCTTCATCGCTTCCAGCGCGAAGTCGGCTACCCGTTCGGCTTCCGCGATGTCTTCCCGCGACTCGATCGCCTCGTTCGCCATGCGCTCCTGCTGGGCGAGACGGGCAGATTCCAGAGCCATCTTGTCGTCGTGCTGCTTACGGGCAAGTTGCAGTTTCCCTGCGGCAGTGGCAGCGGCGGACTGAGCCTTTTGCGCGTTGATCTGCAACTCGGCCTGCTGCATCTGAACGACCGGATCGTTGGCCGCCTGCTGGGCCTGCTGCGCTTCGACCGCGGCTTTCGACTGGGCCAGTGCCTTGCGGCTACCCTCAGCCATCAATGTCGAAACCATGCGTTCCACTTCCGGCGTCATCGGCTCGCCTGGCAGCGGAATCTGCGTGCCGATCTGACGCTCGACCTTATCGCGGTGCGCAAACGCAAGATGCTCGGCGATGTGCGCGTCGATGCCCGCCTTCATCTGGTTGCCCAAGGCGCTTTGATTGAATACCTGGATGGTCTTGGGGTCGTTCAGCAGCGACAGATGCACTTCCATGTGCGCGTCGTGGTCCTGATGCGGGAACACCTTCGTTGGCTTGCTGGTGAGCATGGCGATGTTCTCGGCCAGCGGGTCGGCTAACTTTCCGGCACCCTTATCTGGCACGAGTTCAGCCGCGCCCTGCACGCCGATCGCTTCAAGCATCTGCCGGTGCAATTTCGGCATGTCGTAGATGCTTGGGTTCTGGGCAGACAACTGCAATGCCGCCTGAAGTTGCGTGACCCGCATCGCCATCGAAGCGGCGTTGGGGTCCGACACCGGGATCACGTCCACGCGATCGTCGAAGTCGGCAGCCTTCGAGTCGCGCCCACCCACGGACGGCTCGAACTCGTACACCTCTTTGGCGTAGCGGATCAGCGGCATCAGCAGCCGGAACTCCTGGCGCTGCGACTCGTGCAACCGCGCCTGGATGGCTGTCATGACCTTCATTGCGCGTTCGAGCAGGGCGACTGTCGTACCGACCGGGGCTTCCTGGTTGCCCTCGCCGACCTGAATGTCCTGGGTTGAGGCAAACCGGCGGGCTTCGGCCACCATGGTTGTCATCAACTGGAACAGGACCGCGCTCGGTTCCTTGTAGGGCAGCGGGAAAAACGACTCCCGCAACGCGCCACCACCGGTATCCACGTCCCGCCACTCGGCTGGCTGGTGCGGATCGTCGTCGTTCTTGATCCGCAAGTCCTTTGATTTGTAGCCGCCGGGCAGATTGGACAGCGTTCCGGCGTCCACCAACTGCCGCAGGATGGACGTGGCCGCCTTTGTGGCCCCGCCGATGAGATGAATCAGGCCGAATCCGTAGGCTTCCAGGCCGGGCACGTAGCGGTAGTGGACAAAATGGAGCCGTTTCCGCTTGTCCGGGTCTTGCTCCTCCCAGTTCCGGTAGACTGCAAGGATTTTCTTGCTCTCTTCGTCGATCGTGACGACGTAAGGCAGCGCGATGCCCGTGTTTTCGATCTGGCCGGTGTCCTGATTGACGGCGATGTCCGCAAACGGGGCCGGGAGGTCCAGATTAACGTGCATCTCGAAGAGTTTTCGGGGTGGCTTGGCGGCGCTGTCCGCCGGACGGGCCTGTCCGGTCAGTTCGCCCTTCTTTTCGTCGATCTCGTCGCCAGATTGGACCGATTCGGACAAGTCCATGCGCTTGTAGAAGCCGGCCTGCTGCAACTTCTTGACATCATTAGTGTCTCTACTGATGATGTGGGTGTAGCGGGGGCACGTCTCCAGCCGGGAGTACCCGTAGGGCAGGATGAAGTCCTCGGCTGGCACGAAAATGGCGGTGGGGCGCTTCAGGATGGGGTCAATGTAGACCTTGCGAAACGCAGAACCGGTCATGGGGACCGCAAACAGCAGTTGCTCGGTCTCGTCCCGGTACTCCGGCATCTTTTCTGTGAGCCAGTAGTTGAACTCGTCCTGGACGCGGGCTGCTTGGGCACGGCGGGCGTCATCCGCCTTGCCAAGAATCTTGCATTTGGCCGGTCCCGCCGCCGGGAACATCTCCGTGATGGACTGCGCCTGGAACCGGATGATGCCTTCGGCCAGCATGGGGTGGAACACGCCGCAGGCCCCCGGCCATGGGCGGACCCGATCCTCGAATTTCAGGCCAACGAGGTCCAGCCCCTCTTTATAGGTGCGTTCCCAGACTTCGCGGGACTGCCGATCGGCGTCCAACTGGGCGATGAGGTCGCTGGCGATGGAGGCAAGGTCGGTATCAGACAGGAACTCGGCCAGATTGTCGAGGTGTCTGGGTTCGGGCAGGGTGTCGTCGATCTCAATTTGCGGCTCGTCACCCTCCACAAACACTTCGAGCATCTCATCGCTGGCAGGCGGTGGCTCCACGCCACTGAAACCGTTCGGAGACCGTTCGATCATGTGATACCCGGTTGGTCACCCATCAACCAAACGATATCACATTATCAGTATCATTAGCGAAGTCAGGTCAGTAGTAATCTGCTTTGCGCCGCAGCCTCTTGTTTTTGCGCTCGTCGTCCTCGTCGCTGTCCAGACGGATGAATCCGCCCTGACGGAAGCGCAACAGGGCCGCTGTGACCGAATCCACGTAGTCGTCGTGGTCGCCGGCGGGGAAGTCGGCTACCTCCTGGATGACTTCCTCGGCCCACCGGGACGGCGGTGCGTACACAACCCCGCTCGAAAACAGGTCCGCGACTGCGTTCAGACGGGCAATTTTGTCCTCGCCGCGGCTGGGGGTGTAGTCGCGCACCGGCACACCCGCCCGGCGCAACTCCTGAAGCAGCGGCGCTCCAGACGCCTTCGCCTCCACGATCAGCGTATCGGGACGGTGGAACCGGTAGACCTCCAGCGCCTTCTTTTTGAGGTCCGGGAACTCAAACTTGTCCCTAAACGCATCAAGCAGCAGGATTTTCGTCTGTGGTGTGCCGTCGTCCGCGAGGTGTGTGAACACGCCCCAAGTGGTGCAGGCGCTGTAGTCGGCCCGCTGGGACTTGAGGAAGGCCGTGTCCCAACTCTGAATGACGAACTCAAAGTCCTCCCGCTTGGGCGGTTCGGGGCTGGCCCACGTCTGCCACCACGACTTCTTCACGATGGCGGCCTGTTGGGAGGTAGGCTCCTGCTGGTACTGCGCCATCCACGCATGAACGGGCAGCGATGCTTTGATCTGGAGGAGTTCTTCCAGTTTCCAGAACTCCGGCCACATTGCTTCGCCGGAAGGCAAAATGGCTGGAAACTCAATGACTTCCCACTTGTCCGCGCCCTCGCGGTTGTACTGATCGTCTATAAGGCGACCGACAAGATCTCTCTTGGACCATCGTGTCTGGATGTGGACGATTCGGCCACCCGGCTGGAGGCGTTGGCGAGGGCCGCTCATGTACCATTCATATGCAGTATCAAAGACTTGCGGGTTGCCCTGCTTGGCTTCCTGTTCACTGTGCGCATCGTCAATGATGAGCAGCGTCGCGCCCTTTCCGGTCACAGCGCCAGAAACCCCGACAGCAAAGTATTCTCCGCCGTGATTGGTGGCCCATCTGCCAGCGGCCTTGGAGTCGGTCTTCAGGCTGACTCCTGGAAATATCTGCTGGAACTCAGGCTTTGTAAACAGATCGCGCACCTTGCGCCCGAACCCGACCGCCAGTTCCGCTGTGTTGGACGCCTGAATGACCTTGCCGTCAGGGTATTTCCCCAAATACCAAGCGGGTAGGTGGATGGACCCAAACTCAGACTTTGAACAGCGTGGCGGCATACAGATGATGAGCCGCTTCAAATCCCCGTCCACCAGCCGCTCGAACGCATTTGCCATGATCTCGTGGTGGTGGCCGTGGATGAACCCCCGCCAGGTATGGCGCACAAACTGCAAGAACCACTTCCCGCACTCCTCCTGCTTCTGCTCTATCTCCGCGCGGGCCACCAGGTCCATGATTTCGGCCATCTGATCCGGCGGAATGTTCTTCGCCGCCCGCAACTTGTCCATGTAGAAGGCCAGGACCTCGGGCGTGAACTCGATTTTTGGGGGCTGGACGACAGATGCCATGCTCTCAGGATACTATTGATAACGATTCTCAAAATATTGCTTGCTTGCAAGCAAGGCTTGCAATACTATTGGGCTGTGAAGGCAAGTGTTCGTTTCCCTGTCTGGCTCAACGAACGGGCGGGCCTACGACTTCAGCAGGTCATCGCCATCATGGGCGGCTGCAAGCCCACTATCGCTGTCGAGGAACTCTGTATTCAGTTCTTGGAACGGTACAAAGCCATCCAGGAAGACCCTGAGCCACCACCGACCCCCACCTCAAGGAGATAGCCGCCTATGTTGATGTCTCTTGACGCGCTTGTGGACCAAAAGGTGCGTATCCACTGGAAAAGGACACCGGAAACGGAACCACCCAAAGAGTATTTCCTCGTTGGCGCGGACCCTCAAATGGCGGCGCTGTTCCTGCGGCGTGTGGATGACCCACCGGAAAGCGACACCCTCCTTATCCCGTTTGCGGACGTGGAAACCCTCTACGTTTCGTCTAGCGATATTCTGATGGCGAAGCCGAGCAAGCGCCTTGGCAGCCTCAGTTCCCGCGCCCTCGACCTGCTCGAAGACTTCAACTGCGTCACGGTGAAAGACGTGACGCAACTATCGAAGACCGCCATCCTCGAACGCTCCGGGGCGGGCCAGGCCACGATTCAGAACATCGAACGCGCACTGGCGCAGTACGGATTCAGGCTGAAACCATGAAACACATTTCTGCTTCTCTACTTAATGCGGAGGACATCGAACGTGTCCGTGACGCCAATATTATCGAAGAAACGGTAGCTGCGGCCCGCTTGATGTATCGCAAACATCCAGGTATCGCAATTGCTCCCACTGGCAATGTGGTAGTAACAGGGTACAAGCGCTACAGGACAGAAGACCCAGCAAAGCCGGTCTGGCTGAACGCTTGGATTCTTGTTGGGACGAACAAGGACTCGCCGCTGAAGGCGACCGGTTTTGTGAAGCGTCTTCGTCTTCAGTCTCTTGTCCACGCTCTCGACCTTGCTGAAGCGGGTCTGCGGGTGTGGTCTCTCAAATCGGGGGAATCCATCGCAATTGATTTACGTGACCTGGATACGGTTTTGGACGGCGTGACTTTCGAGTTCGATGGGTTCTACGCCACAAGCGGAGGGGTCTACCCTACCCCGCCCAAACTGATCCCGCGCGTGCGGCGGCTGCTTGGGCTGAAACCATGACGACGTGGAACGAAGGGCAATTTGTAGCAGAAGGATATACGCTCTGCGAGAAGTGCAGGATGGTGTACTTTTCCCGCGATGCGAGAGGCGACGTGTCGTACCACGAGTGCCTGCCAGAGCACAGAATTGCCGCCCTCGAAACCGCGCTCCGGGAGATGGCGGGTGTGCTGGCTGAAGCCAGAGACCACCTGTATGAGAAACAAGACTGGGCGCGAGTCCGCGACATGTCCCGCGAAGTCCTCGCCCGCCACGCCAAAATACTGGAGACGACATGACCAAACCCTTTCTCCTCATCTACACCCCCGCCAACATGGGAATGCTCTACAAGGACTACGGCGCGACGCTGATTAAACTCACCCTCACCCTCGAACGCGCTGGCATTGAGTTCCTTTACGTCAACGCCGAATGCAGCGACATCGTGCAGGGACGCGCCACTGCGCTCGACATTTTCCAGCGCTACCCGCAATGCACGCACTTGTGGTTTCTCGACGCCGACATGGACTTCGACCCGCCCACCGCCATCCTGGAAATGCTCGCCGCCGACGAGGACGTAGTGGCTGGGGCCTACCCCTGCCGCGGCCCGGACCCCACCTGGATGTGCATGGCCCCAGATGTCACTGTCAACGAAAAGGGGCTGATCGAGGCTACCCACGTCGCCACGGGATGCATGTTGCTGAAGCGTGGCGTCATCGGCCGGCTCATCGAGGCGTACCCGGAACTTCAAATGGAGTTCGGGTGGCGGGGCGAACTGAAGTCGTTCCTGTTCTTCGACGCCCGCCCGTCGCTCGACAATCCCAACATCTACATCAGCGACGACTACGGGTTCTGCGAACTGTGGCGCAAGATCGGCGGCAAACTCTGGATCTACCCGGACATCACGTTCCGGCACTACTGGACGACGTACAACCACGGCAACTTCGGCGAGTGGCTGAAGGCGCGGGCAGAGCAGGCAGCGGAGGTCGCCAATGTCTAGCCCGCTCCTCTACATGGGCGGCGCGTTGGGGAGTTACGCTGGCTCGGCTTACGACAGCCGGGCTTACGCAAACCAGTACGGCCCATCTGAATGGCGCGATATCTGCGTCTCGACGACTCAACCTCTCAACCTCAGTTTCTATCCCATCCCGTCGCCCACCACAACCTGCTCCTACTGCCGGTCGCGCAACCTCACCTCAACCAACTGCCCCAACTGCGGGGCACCCGTCTAGGAGACACGATGACACTAGATAAACACGCCGCGGAACTCTGGGCGCGTGACGGCGCACACAACGAATCGACTTTCGTCTACCTCTCACCCGAATACCAGAAGTTGTGGTTCTGCAAGGCATACGACGAGGCCGCCGAGCGCGACCAGATTGAGAAGCGACTCAGCATGGTTCAGGCCCAGTTCCACCGCATCGCCCGCGCCCTCGGCTACGAAACCGTCGTCGAACACAAACTCATTGCCGACCTCGCCATCGCCGCGATCGAGAGCAGGGAGAAAGGGGGTCTGAAGGCTGCGTCCCCGCCCACAGCACCACCAGAAAAGAAGGCGATTCACCTAGTGGAGAAAGTTGAACAAATCTGTAAAGACATGAACTCCGTTTCTCAGCGATGGCACGAGTTGGAGGCTGAAGACAAGCACCGTATCGTCGAAACGATTCATGCCGAGAATATCCACATCGAACAACTCAAGCGAGAGCGAGCCGAAGCCCGCAGTGCGCTGAACCGCATCCACACGGCGTTTAGCAATGGGGCTTGTGGCTCGTTCGACCCCGCCGCCATCGCAGAGAAGACGGTTAATTTCATCAATGCGCACAAGGATGCCCCAGAGCCGCCCCGCAAGGCGGTGTACGAGTGGCAAGACGCCAAGGATGTCCCTATCCACTGCTATCTCTTCCGCGGCGGGGCTTGTTGCGGAAAAGTCTGGCCTAGGGGTGATGGTCTCTGTGGATGGGAAGCGTCATGCACACGGGCATTAAGCCAACCCATTATCGGCACGGCTGTCACACTGCAACTTGCCCGTGCCGCCGTCGAGGCCGTCGTCCGGGCGCACTTCGGAGACGAGGCATGACCTGGACCCGCAACGGAGCCGTCTACTCCCTCACCCTCGATAACTCCCTCGCCGCCACCATCCAGCCCCGCCTTGGCGAGTTCCTGCTCATCCTGCTGCTACCCAACGGCAAAACCATTTACAAGTTCGGCGAGTCCGTCCAGAAACTCATGGACCACGCCGAGGCAGAACTAAAGGTGACCGCATGACCAAAACCGTCTCCCGTACCCAACTCGCCGAACTCATCATTAACGAAATCGACAACTTCGCAGACGGTACCATCGGCCCCGGGGCCGATATCCACGACTTCGAGGTCACCGTACTCGGCAAAGCCTTCAAAGTAGTTGTCGTCCGCCAGGAGGTCTGGTCCGAGGTCCAACTCATCCTCCTTGAAGCCGGTGCTACCCAGACCACCACTCGCGTGAATTAGCCCCCCCCACCCACCGGCGGCCCCTCCACTTTATTTCGTTGAAAAGGGGGTGGGGGTGTTATTCTGGACTCGGTGAAGGTTTCCGGCGGACCTCGAATCAAACTGAACTGTCGCACCCTGCGATCGGTGAAGAACCGCTACCAGGACTGGTCCAACCTCTACTCGTCAGGACCGCAGTCAGATACACCACGCCGACGCAAACCGACCGCCCTAATCGGCGGAGCGACCCCAAGCCAACTCGCCTATCAGCAGTACCTGGAATCCGACCACTGGCGCGAGACACGAGCGGCGGCCCTACTCCGGGCAAAGTACCAATGCGAACAGTGCGGGTCTAAACTCCCGCCCCTCAACGTCCACCACCTCAACTACCGCAACAAAGGCGCGGAAAAGCCTTTAGACCTGATCGTCCTCTGTAAGTATTGCCATGCCGAGCAGCATGGTAAGCCTGTCGCGTCCAATGTCCCAGTCACCCGGACTGCGTTCAACCGCAGCGGACACGTCGAAGCGTTGGGAACGCGGGTCGTATGCGGAAGCGGGCCATACTCGAACAGCAGCCAATACGAGAGCGCAACGCAAGCCTCCCGGCTGTCCCAGTAAGGTGTGACCACAGCGACGGCTGACCGAAGTCGGCAGCCCGAAACGACATACGAGAATCGACCAGCGCGAGAACCTGGTCGGCCAGGAAAACCCCGCCTACTTTGCAAAAAGTCCAGTGGGAGGGGGCATTCCCATGTTCCGACCTTCCTCACTGCCGTAGGCCGCGGCGAGAGCGAAGCGAAGCCGCTCCCCCCCCCCACTACTACCCACCATCCACAAGAAAACCCCGAGTCCAGTGCAACCCGCAGGTCACGCTGCTCGGGGTCCCCCGCCTCACCGGTTAGAAGGATTCACCACGAAGGAGTTTTGGAAGGCCCGGTTCGGCTTACCTCTACTCTACAGCCAGATACGTTTTCAAGCCTCAAATCCCGTCACCGTCCCCTGCAACCTCATCAACCGAGCGAAACAGTGTGTATTGAGGGACGGGACTCCGATCCTCAATGGGGGGGGTGCCGGGTACGCCGGCCCCTGGCTGCTCGAGGGAAACAACGGGGTCGGGGTCGATCGCTCGAGCCTCAATCACCTGGCCTACAGGCTGCGCAGTGCCTATCAATGGCACTGTAGCAACGGCTGTATCCTCTTGATTAGATGGTACTTGAGGTGTACCGTACAGATTGGCGAGCTTGGAAATGAGGTGGTCTCGGGCAGTTTTGCCCTCAATATGGAGGTGCTGGTGCAATGCGCCACCTGATTGGTACAGACCAGCAGCAGCAGTCCGCCCGATCAACTCGGCGGCCTTCAAGCGGTTCTTCTCATTCTCTCCAGTCTCGGCCACCTCGCGCATCACTCGTAAGGCCGTGCGGCGCATTGGTTCAACATCTGCTATCGCTCCTGTCCACTCTTCTTGATGGTAGGCCGCTAAGATTTCAGCGACCTTAGGTTTTGCGGCAGCTCGATGAGCGTCAACGTGGATTCCCTTGCCTTTCTTCTTGGACTCGTACGCACATCGGTAGGCTTCAGTCTTGTTCATACCTCCGACTGTGAGGAACTTGACTAGGTCGCGCTGTTTGGGTGTGAGTTGAGCGATGAGGTCGGCAACACGCCGGGACTTGACGGGGAATGGAGCGGTGGGATCGCTTAGTTTCGAACTTTGCGTCGTGACATTACTCGGCCCTGCTTGCATGTCTTGCTTGCTAGCCATGCAACCATTCTAACCCGCTTTGGTGTGAAGCGATAACTCCTTTGGTTGCAATCATTCAGAGCGAAAGCGCGGTCTCTTGGCTGGTCTAAGTCTCAGAAAATCGTCTCTTTGTTATCAACGCGATACGAATTTTGTTGACACGACATGTTGACAGTGGTACAAAGGGTATGTGAGACGGCAGCAAGAGAGGACAGAGACGATGCAACTAATCGAGTGGTACTTTGACGGGCACTGCAACAAGACTCGCGCGAAGGTGGAGTATCGCGGCTGCACGGATTGGTATTGGATCTCGGGACACATGGCGGAGCGTGAGATCCTACCGACGCTGGCATCGCTCGTTTCCGCTTCAAGCTCTCCAGCGGGCATTGAAACGAAAGAGAGGAACCATGGAACAAATGAAAGCTATCTCGACACTCAGGACGCTATACGTCCGATGGATTGGCAGCGGGTTTGCGGTCACGACGGCCGCGGCGGATAACGTGCGTCGGGTGATCCGGCAGGAGTTGGACTGGAACAAACAACTGCCTGCCCGTTGCTCCGCCGGATGCAAGGCCGCGACTCATGGCGATGCTATCGCGTTGGGTAAGGCCCGCAAGGCCTTAGGACTCTAGGCTTCAACCTCTTGAGGTCGCATTGTGCCCAGTGCGACCGATTAGCGGGTGAAACCGTGAGCCCCGGAGCCGTTGGAGCGGCCCCGAGGCGAGACACCAGACCGAAGGAGGGTCCAATGTCCAAGAAACACTTTATCGCATTGGCGGACGTGATTAGGGATCACAACCGCGTGGCGCAAAACAACAAGAGCGAAACAGCATTCACCGAAGACCAGATCCAGACCCTTGCATGGTTCTGCAAGAAGCAGAATATGAACTTCGACAAGGGGCGTTGGCTTGACTACATCGCTGGCAAGTGCGGACCGAACGGTGGGAAGGTGTCGTCATGACGCCCTACCTGCTGGCCATCGCCTGGGTGACGCTCTGCGCGTTCTTCGCGCGGGCGGAGTACCGCACCTGGAAAGCGGCGCGGCTTGTTGATCGCGTCGTGGGAAAGCAATAGTAAGAGACGCTGGATTGAGAGGAGAGGATATGACAGTCATAGGGATTGCGGCAGTACTCGATGAGATCAAGGCCCGCAGATGGGATGCGGTCCAGGACGGCAACGGCGAGGTCACACTGGTGGACGATATCACCATCGACCCCGCAACGGACGACTTGGAGGGTGAGTACCTGATCGACGGCGACCAGGTACTCAGGATGCGCAACGGTGTAAGGGCCGAGCGGATCTGGATTGAGCAGTGACGGCGAGCGGCTAACGCTAGGAGAGAGGACACCATGCGAGACTTTACAATCCTGTTTGACGATGGCGGAGGCGCGCTGCTGATGACGCGCGGTTACTGCCATGCGTATGACGGCGGCAAGCAACTTGCGCGAGACGTGCTGGCTTTGATCGGTGGCTCCGACCCGCGCGAGTGGGAGGGCAACGAGCCGGAGTACAGGCGCGCCGCGGACCCGACCGACACTAGCGAGTCGCGAGACTCCATCATGTCCGTGGTGCGCTGCGACGAGCAGCTGAGACTCCCGTCGGGCGCGACTCATCGGGAGTTTTGGGCGGAACTGTCGCCGTCCGAGTTTGCGACTGCCGAAGCGCGAGGACTGTAACCCGGCGGCCTCTTCGGAGGCCCGCCCGTCCCGCTTGTCGCAGCAGGCGGAACCGGCGCGCAGCCGAATTGAAAGAGAGGAACGAAATGGAAGAACTCACAATCACCCGCGACGGCATCGAGGCCGTTGCGAACTACATGGGCCGTAGCGTCGAGGTCGATCTGTACCGCGACGGCGAGCACCTGGATCACATTAGCGGACAGGCTGAGTGGCAGCACTACTCGACAGTCGAGGCCATGTTGACGGCGGCGGCGGAATCGGCCATCAGCGAAGAAGTCTCCGCCCAGGCGGAAGGCGGCGAGTGATGGTGAGAGACGCCGCGCCGGAACTGCTGGAGGCGCTGAAAGAGGCTCGCTGTTGGATGCGTTTCGGCGATAACGAGACCCCTGCGCAACGTGGCGCAACATGTTCCACGGCACACGAGGCTCACGCTATGATAATTGCCGCGATCGCCAAGGCAGAGGGGAGGGAGTGATATGACCGCCAAGCAGATCATCGCGCAACACGCCGCCAGGGAGCGGCGAGAGGGCGAACTGGGGCAGGACTGCTGCCTCTATAGGGGCTGCTACGGTGAGCCGACCGCGGGCGAATACTGCGAGAAACACAAGCATCTCGCGGAGACGTGCGCCCTGTGCGGCGATCCCATCGGCCCGGACGATGTAACGAGCGGCGGATGCTGCTATCACTGCGCCCTCGATATCGAGGGGAAATAGGACTGAGGGGAGGGAGAGATGGCTAAGTGGGAGGCCGACAACTTGATTGACGCAGCCGAGGCGATAGCCGAGAACGCCCGCCTGCTCGCATACAACAACCGCACGTCCAAACTGACGGAAGAGAAGGTGGCCCAGATCAAAGTGGAACTGCGCCACGATATTGAAGACGCGCTCAAATCATTGACGCGGATCGAGAACGGGGAGCGATAGGGCCGTCCCCGGCCCCCTGCCGTTCACAGACGGCGGCGGGCTGGAGATACCTGAAGTGACAGTTTAGGATTCTCAAGGTAGAGAGGACAACATGAAAGCACTTCTGCTCACAATCCCGGCTGCGGCCCTCGCCGTGGCCCTCCTGATGACACCGCCCCCGGCCTGCGCGTCAGGCTGCGGGCTGAAACCCTTGAAGCCCTTGCCCCCTCTGGGCTGCAAGGATCTCGTCGCGGTCTGCCGATGCGACTCTCGCGGGCAGAACTGCCGATGGGAATGGGTTTGCGTCCCGAAGAGGTAACGACGATAGAACAAGAAACAAACACGTTGGCGCAACAACACGCCGCCGAACTCCTAGAGGCACTCAAGAGGATGGTGGTCTGCTATATCCGCCACGTCAAACGCGATAGGTCGTGGTGTAACCCAGAAGTGACCGCCGAGGTCAAAATGGCCCGCGCCGTACTCGCCAAAGTCGAACCGGAGTAACTATGACCAGCGCGGCGAAATTTTGTTGCGGTTCCTTCAACGAAACGATGACCGTCAAAAGTTTCGTCGCGCCGTTTTCTTGTTTCTCTACCCCTGCTGCCCCTATGGTGAGTCTGAGCCGAGACGCAATGATGCTAAACCCTCGCATCATCACGTCCCGCGATTCTGCCCCTACGGAGCCGTCGTCGCCTCGACGCAGCCAGCTTGATCTAGGATGCTGGCCCCATACCCACTGTCCCTGGCTTGGTTTGACCCTGTACGGGCTGGTCCTGACGCGCCCAGAGAGGCCGTGGCACCGGGTTCTATCGTCCGCGCAGCGGGTTGACTCTCCCGCCGATCACGTTCCCAGTGGAGGGACTTCCCTCGCTGGCCCTAAACACGCGGCGTTGCCTTTCGGCTACGCTGATTTATAGATAACACAACTTGAGGCCATAAGCAAGTGAAAAACACAAAAGAATTGGATGACCATGCCCGCGCCAGACGGATCTTGTCCGAATGGGGCAAGATAGGCGGACGCATCGGCGGCAAGAGTACGGCGGCCAACATGACCCCCGAGCAGCGCCGCGAACGCGCCATTAAAGCCAACGCCGCCTCCCAGGAGTCGAAGCGCCGCAAGAAGGCAGAACGTGAGGCCGCCCAATGAACGGCGAATCCCCGTTGTCCCCCGAGGCCAAGGCGTTCTTCGCCGCCGCCGGTCGCAAGGGCAACGCCCGCATGACCCCGCAACAGAAGCGCGAGCGGGCCTTGAAGGCCAACGCTGCCAGCCAGGCGTCGAAGTTGAAGAAGAAGCTCTTGAAGGGAACCTGCGATGGATGAGCGCATCGGCCTGCCCACGCGAAAGAAATTCCCCGTGACGCCGGCCATGCGCCGAGCACGAGTCGCGCAGCAGACGGCGATCGCCGCCGCGCGGACGCCGCAAGAAAACAAGGAGAGGATGGCACACGCCATGAAGACACGATGGAGGCCCAGCCAGGAGGCCATCAAGACGATCAGCGGCAGGCTCGCGGACGACGGCGGGTTGCCGGACTGGATCTGCCGCCAGCCGGAGATGGAGCAGGCGGCAGAGAAGGCCCGCCAGTGGATCGCGCGGGGCGTGCTGGCGAATCTGGAGGCGAAGGTGCTTGCGGCGGTGCGGGCGAAGTGGGGAGGCGCATGATGGCAGCAACGAAGGCTGACATCTTGGAATGGCTCGAACAGGGGAAGGCGCAGGGAGCCGCGTACATGCTGGTGATCTGCGACTCGTTCGATTACGAAGACTACCCGGTCTACGCCGCAACGCAGGAAGAGGCAGCCAGCAAGGGAGAGCACTACAGCGCGGCACCCATGCAGCGCGTGATGGAGTGCTACGACCTGAACATGGACTGGTATACGCAGTTGAGCGAGGCGCGAGCGTGGCACGGCTGGAGAAACGTCCATGCGTAGGGACCTGAGCGGCCCGGCGGCGGGTTTGATTGCGCTGGCGATCTGGATTCTGTTTGGGTGGGCCACAAGATAATCGGTTATACTTATTGAGAACTCGCTATCAGTACGGAATCCTCTCCCGTACTTGACACACGGGGAGCCTTCGGGCTCCCCGCTTTTTGTGTCGCCTCAGCCGCTACGATGCCGATTTGCCGCGTTCAGGGGCACCGCCACGCGATTTGTGGCCCCTGCGCCGTGGTTGGCGGCACCCCCGCCCGTCTAGGGCCGTCAGCGCGTAGGCGCAGTGATGGATCATTTGCTCCAGCGCTATATATCCAGGGGAGTTCTCCTCCATCGTCGGCAGACGGGCCCCGTGTAAATGCAGTAACTCATGAACCAGCGTCGTCTCCATATCCTGCGGGTAGATGCAGGATGGGTCCCAGTCCGCTGGATCTAAAATACGGATCAACGCCTCCATCCTCGATAGCGTCCACTCGCAGCAGCCTTGTGTGTTGGGGTGCAGATTGAAGACACGATCAATCTTCACCTTCACATCCCAGTTTTCCAGTCGGAGAACCTTCTGCCAATACTGGAGCCGGTCCTGAAGTTGCTCCTGGGACAAGTGAACCTGCCGCCGTCCTGCCGGTTGTGTTGTTTTTTTCATCGTGCCTTTCTCTCCACTGTCTCGCCCACTTCACCGCCAGACTGCCTTCGCCGCCCCACGCCTCAATATTGCCCAGGATGAGCGCGGCGGCCTGCCCGTTGCCCACGTCGAACGATTCCTGGTCGCGCCTCATGTTGCCTCAGAGAATCGGCCCGTGTCGCCACGGAACAGCATTGGGACGGTGAAGTTGTTGGCCCCATCGCGCTGCTTGGCGATGATGAGGTCGATGGGTAACTCTTCGGACGGCTGGCTCTCGTACCGCGTCTCGCCGCTCAGGAACAGCACCACGTTCGCCGCCTGCTCGATATCGCCCGACTCTCTCAAATCATGTAGTTGCGGTTTCGCCCCGGTCTTCTGGTGGTCGCGGCTGAACTGACACGGCGCCAGGATGTGAACCTTCAGCGCCGCCGCCATCACCTTCAGCCCCCGCGCCACGCTGCCGACCTGCTCGGCTCGCGTCTGTCCGCGCCCCGTGACGAGTTGGAGGTAGTCCACCACCACCAGCCGGATATCGTGCCGCGCCTGGAGGCGTCGGACCCCGGCCTCGATCGAGGCGACCGTACAGTTTGTCGAGTCCCGGACGTACACCGGGAGGTCGGACACGTCCGTAAACCCCTGCTGCAACACGCCCAGGTGCCAGATTTGCGGTTCGTGACGCACCAGCGCCCGGTTGAACCCACCCCGGAGAGCGGCGAGGCGGTTGATGACCTGCTCCCGGCTCATTTCGAGGCTGAAGAACGCCACCCCGCCGCCGTTCTCAGCGCAGTGCATGGCGGTGTTGATTGCGAAGTCCGTCTTGCCGCGCCCCGTGCCCGCCGCGATGATAGACAACTCGCCCGGAAACATGCCCGCCGTGACATGAGTGAGCCGGGGCCAGGGCCAGGACACGCCCCGCGCCCGGAACTTCGACAGGTACGAGTCCAGCCCGCCCGACGCCATAACGACCTCGCCCGGCGTAGCGAACTCGCCCGGCGTGGCCGGCGTGAGCTCAGAGAGCATCGCTTTCGCGTTGTCCATGACGGCGGTTAGGTCATCCGGGCCAGCGGCCATCTCGCAAATCGACTGCGCCGCCACGATCAGCCGACGCCGTACTGCCGTCTCAGAGATCGCCCCGGCGTAACTCTCGACGTTCGCCAGCGGGATAGCCTGATCCGAGAGTTCGAGCAGGTAGGTCAACCCGCCGATGCTTTCCAGTTCGCCCCGGCGATGGAGGGCCGTCGCTAGGTTGACCGCATCGACGGGCGTACCGGCCCCGTGCAACTCCCCGACCGTCTTCCAGATCGATTGGTGTTTCGTCAGGCTGAAGTCTCCAGGCCGCACGATGTCCCGGACGAACGGGTAGCACCCGCCCTGCGCGAGTACCGCCCCGATCAGCGCCCGCTCGGCCATCGCTGCCTCCGGCAGCCCACCCCGGTCCAAGAGTGTGACGAGTTCACTCATTGGGGTTCCTGAACAGGTCTTCGAGGTAGCCGTCCGCTGGGCGGTAGGCGGGGCCGGAAGAGGCTGCCGCCTCTTGGTCGTCCTCATCCTTCCACCTTCCCTGGTTTATCCAAGTGGCGGGGTGAGGGACCTTTTTTTTATCAACTCCCATCTGGACCATCATTTCTGGAGTCTGCTTCTTAACTGCCGCCATGACGGAATTAAATGTCGCCTCATCCCTAATTTTCAGACGAAACTTAGCGAGGGCTGCGTCCTTGCCAACTTTCCTCCAGTAAGCCAAATAGAACCGATCAAACCACTCGTCCTGTTTCTTGCGGAAAAGCGCCCCACCGCCACCCGATCCCCGTGAGGGGGAGGGGGGTGTTTCTTCTGCTTCTGTACTCTGTATTCTGAGGGCCGTTTCATCACCGTTACACCCAACGTTTCGTGCAACGTTGCATGTAACGTTTCTCCTCGCGTCCCTGAAACGATTCACGCGCTCTGTGGAATTGTCGGATTTGTACTGTCGCCGAGCCCAGGAGTGAGGGGCGTAACCCTTTTCTTCTGAGTCTAGTAGGCCAGCATTAGCAAGCCCGGCGAGTTGCGATACTACTACCTTTTTTTTGAGCCTTAGAATGAATGCGATTGACCCCGGATCTGGTAGCCAACCATCGTACTTCCGAGCGATGCAAAGGCAGTTGATCCAAAACTTGAACAATTTGTCAGGTAGTAACTGCACTTTTGAGTCATCAAGGATCTCGACGTAGAGCCGGAGCCAAGGGAGGGGGCCGTCTGACTTCATCTGGAGGCCCAACTTTCACTGGGTATGAATTGTGAACGTTCCGATTTGTACTTAATATAAGATGGCATAAATACCTGCGTGGAGGCGCTGGCTTAAATCTCTTATGGCTCGATACTGTCAGACACCACTAATCGCCGCAAATCGCTACGGACGAGGAAGATGGCAGCATCCTTCTCTTGGAGGCTGTCGCACTTCAGCGCGTGGTCGAGCACGTTCAGAGCGGAGGTCAGTTCGACCTTCAGGCCGGTCAGGGCGCGATCGGCAGCGGCTTTGTCCCTTGGCACGGCGGTTCCTCCAGGAGTAGACGGTGGTTCGGCGCACGCCCATCCACTCGGCAACTTTGGCTGCTGAGTAACTTCCGAGTCTGTCGGCGGCGTAGCGGCGAGCGGCGCTGACGTGGCGGACATGGATGCGGGGGTTGCGGATCGCTGCGACCGATGTCCGGTAGATCCTGGCTGCTTCGGAGAGCGCGTCGGCGGCCTCGATGGGGATGTGGTTAGCCACGGGGCACTCCTCGGGCGGCGTCGAGAGCGGTCCTGAACGTCGGTTCGTTCTCCGATTCATCCACAACGAACCACGTTCGAGTGTGCTTGTTGTAGCCGGGCAGCCAGCAGTTTTGTTGAAGCATCTGCGCCTCCATCCAGTTCAAGCGGGCCTTGTCCGCCTCCAACTGTTGCAATTTCTGCAACAGTTCCTCCTTCATCAACCGAACCTCCTCAGCGGTGCTCACGAGGAAATCCGTTGATACGCCCGGCGCGGCAATGCCGCCGCATGTCACCACGATTGATCTCAGTGTTTGCTTGAGGCGTTCACATTCGATTTCTAGTCCGTCGGCCCTAGACCGCATGGCATCGTACAATCCCCTGACCTCCTTGTATGCCCCAAGGTTTGAATCAGCCAATCTAGCTTCATGAGTTAGATGACCATTTAGGTTGGCGTTTGCAACCTCTAGTACCGCAATCCGCTCCTGGGCGGCCTCCAGTGCCTCGATGATGTCGGGCACGTCGCCTCTTAATAGATGAGCGCGGGCAAACCGACGTATTACAGAGTCCACTTTGAGTTGGCAACGGAAAAGGCGGGTCTTGATCTCCGTCAGTCGTTCAGCGGTCATTTTGCCTCCAGTTCCAGGCGCAGTTGGGGGTCAACTGTCACAGTTTCTTTGACGGTTCGCTTCTCTTGCTTCTCCAGCGCCCGCTTGTACGCCATCACGAGGGCGTGCTGCGCCAGGGGCCGGTCGCGGAGGGAGGCGAGGGGCTTAGTCACCTCGGTACCTCGCGTCCCAGCGATTCCGCTGGCGGTTCCGCCACTCGCGGTATGCGGTCGTCTTGCGGCACTCTGGGCACCACTTGGCGTTGCCGGAGGTCGTGGCGAAGGTGGCTCCACAGTGGACGCAGGGCAGCGTCCGGTCGAAGCGGAGCGGCATGTGGGCGAGAGCGCCTGGGCGGTAGGGGGTCATTGGGCGGCCTCACGCTTGCGGCGTTTCGCTGCCTGGGAAGCGGCATTTGCCTTGATCGCACGCTCACGGCGTTGTTCTGGTGTCATGTTGGCGCTCGATTTCTTGCCGCCTTCGCTCCCGCCAATCTTCCCAAACTTTGACATCATCCTGGAAAAGGCTTCACGGTCCCGCGCAGAAATATCTACTCTACCCATTGCAAAAGGCTCCTTAGTGGTGTATGCTGTGGCTGTAAGGCCCAACCGGGATACGGGAAACAAGCTCCTGCCGGGTACGCGAGTGGGCATCAAGGAGTTCAGTCATCTCGCAAGCCAGTGTTTCGTGGATGGGAACGGCGTGCGGTGGAGTACCCCGCCACCAACCCTCCTGACCTGACGAGTCAGGGTAAAGAGAGCGGCCTCCGGCGAAAGGGATTCCGGAAGGCAGACAGCCGCCCCCATCCACGAAATTGTCAGCCTCCCAAGCCTGTCGAGGCAGGTCAGAGGGGAAAGCCACTCCCCCTCCTTGAGGGAAGTCTGTCATCAAAATCACTTCCTCCATGTGCCAGTCGGTCACGCCTTGCCACGCGCCTTCCTTGTCCTCACCCGGCCCGTTAAGGTACTCCCGGCAGCGGGCCTGCTCCACGAGGCAGCGGTCGAGCGGGGTCATGCGCCCCTCCGGACGAGCGTGGCGTTAAGCGTCCACGTCTCAAAACTCTCATACGACCACACGCCGCCGGCCCCACGCTTGGGCGTCATCAAAGTGAGGTCCTTGGGCCGCGTGGTATACACCTCACGGATCATGCTTCCACGTCTCCACACGTCACCTATGACTGGATTCCGTCGCGCGTCCTCGATCTCGGCGGCGGTGAAGGTCATAGCTTCGGCCCCGTTTCACACGTCACCACCAGTGGAGGCGTCCTACATGGGCATTGCTGCGTAAACGGCGACAGGACCCTGCCGCACACAGGGCAGATCCAGCCCATCTGGCCGTAGGTGGGCGTCGTTGCCTTGAACAGCGGACATCCGCATCCGCCCGTGGTGTACGGCATACCGCACTTCGGGCAGGTGCCGCCTGTGGTCTGATAGGGGTTCATGTCAGCCTCCTGAACTCTCGTTAGCCCCGGCCCCGCAAATCAAACAGTTCTTTGTCATAGCGCCTCCACGGTGATGATCGCGCCGGGCACGTCCAGGACCTTGCCGGGTCCGCAGAAGTGCTTCTCAGCGTGCAGGTTGACCACCCGCGCATCGTCGTCGATCACGCCGGCAATCGTGAGCGAGTCGAAAACGCTCCTCACCAACTTGTCCACGTCGGGCTTTCGGAATGGCCGTAGAATGCGCTTCGGCGTGGACTTCGGGCGGGGCAGGTAGAAGTCGATGCAGACAAACACGGGGCACTCGAACCAGCCGTTGAAATTCTCTCTGTTCCGTGCCTCGCGAACGGCCCAGACAATTGCCTCTCGCCACGGAGGGAGCGCCTTACATGACTCGACCATGATGCCGCGCCCAACGTGGCGCTTGCTGCCCTGCGGGGCGGGCGTGCCGAGGACGGTGATGGTCATGTCCGCTCCTTTCGCGCCGCGTCGATGGCGGCCTCGCCTTCACCGTCCCATCCGTGCTCAATCTGCTCAGCAGCGTGATCGGCAAAATGGCGAACTTCCCAATCCCACTTCGCGGATGCGGACTTTTCGCGGATAAATGCGGCAATTCGCGTCCGTTGTTCGTCCAGCCGTGCCGTTCCCTCGGCCAGTTGCGATTCGATGGCGGCGATGCGCCTCTGGACCCGGACCCCGGCGAAGTCACACATGCATCGCGTCAATTTCGGGCAGGCTCCGCAGTCAGGGCAGGGGTCCAAGTCCCAATACTCTTCGGCTGGTTCCTTTGCAGCAAGAGCAGCGCATTTGTCCTGAAACGCCTGCCAGGTGTCAGAGTCCCACGGCTTGTTACCGTCCATCACTCACCCCCTTCCGGAAGCACGGCCAACAGGGCGGCCTTGCAGATCGCGTCGGGCGGGGCGTTGAGGTAGCCCATCGCCGCATCGCCTTCGGATAGGTCAATGGGATCAGGCCAAAGGATGTCTTCGAGTTCGTCGAGAAATGCAGTGTTCAGCCCCCTCCGCTCGATCTCCGCCAGGACAAGAGCGACGGCGTTGCGGTCGGAGGAGTAGCGCGACACCATCTCGGCACGCGGGAACACTTTCTCAACGCCTTCGATGATCCTGTAGTATTCGTCGCGCTGTGACCAGATAATCGACAAACCGCTGATCTCATATACCTGCTCGTGCAAGACGAACGACATTCCTGTCTGGTCTTTTCGGATGTCCCACCCCATCACCTTTTCGGCCACCGCCGCGTCGAGTTCGCGGCCTTCGAGCGCTAGCACGTCAGTTCGCGTCATCGGGAGCCTCCGTCTGGCACCGCTCGTGCCACGTCGTCCCGCTCATGTACCTGCTCAGTTGTCCAGTTTTTCCGGTCAACTCGCCATACGTGAATCTTTCCCGACAGCCGGGGCAACGGCGTACCAGAAGATCAGTCACCACCCCCGCCCACGCTGTGCGGAGCCGCCACGGAAAGAAGCGCGACCATCCTCGCAAGTAACGCGGTTCATAGACGGTTAGCCAAAAGACCCACGGAAAGCGCCAGCGCCACTCCCGGCGCAGGTACTCGTGGTCACCCCAGTTAAAACACTGCGCCAATCGTACGAGCCGGTATCTCCACATGGGCTCAGGCCCAATGCTATTGCTGAGCAACATTGTCCTTCTCCTTCTCCGCCCAGCAGGGGCAGCGGTCGCAGTCGTCGTCATCCACCCGTGCCACTGGCATGTTTAGGGCACGCCACAGCCATGGTGGGACAGGCCAGCGACAATCAGATGTATTGGCTCGGCAATCGTTGGGCCTCATCGGATGGTGGTAATTCCCCTCCGCCCACCGACACGTCGCCCGCTTGGTGCTCGGTATCAATTCATCACCCCCCAGCCAAACCGCTTCCCACATGGCCATTGCCTGCCTATACTCGTCTGGACTCTCAGCCTTTAGGCGCTCCAAGACGAGTTGGTAAGCATTCTTCTGCCACGCATTGAATTTGGCAAGACGAGCGTCATCCATCGCGTCCCTCCAGGATAGCGGCGGCCTTCTCGAACGGTTTCCCGAGATTAGTCCAACCGTGAATGGCAAGGTATGGAGCTTGCTGTCTCAACGCAGCGTCCATGACCCGCAGCGCCGCGCTTTTTGCTCCGCGCAGTGTGCGGTGTGGCATCGGAGACAGCCCCAGGCAAGGCGGCGGCTGCCACACATACGTGCCCGGTCTTGGGGACCAGATGAAGCCTAAGCGACTCTCGTAGTCGCCCAGGGATGTTCGTGTCCATATAGTCATGGTGGAATTCGATCGTTCTGTGTCAGCCACGGGCGGCCTCCATCAGGGCTATCCCTGCGTTACGTTCAACCACCAACCTCTGCAAGTCAGCAGCTAGAAGGGGGTATCTCCTCTTACATGCTTTGGCGTACGCCCTCAGTGCAGCCCACGCGAAATCGTCATGGTCCAGATCGAGGACGAAATACTGGCACTTGTGGTGCTTGCCATGAGGTTCGCTCGAACCGTCCGTACGGGTCACGTTGTACTTGCGGTACAGCCCGCGTGTGGTGTCAGCCATTGCCTTCCTCCTTCGCCAGCGCGGCGTACTTGGTGAGGACGGTCCTTGCGTCTCGCGTTGCCCTGAATCCAACGGGGAACTGATGGTCGGCTTTGTGATCGCCGCAGTCGCCTTCCCCACAGCAACCCATCCTTGCCATGTCTACGGCGATACATTCAGCGCAGCATTCCAGCGCCTCCCGCGTCTCCCGCAGTGCGGCGCGGAGGGTGTTTACCACTTCTCGCGGCAGATCGTCTTCGCCAAACACATCATCAACCAACTGGGGCAGCGGCGGCTCGTTCCCGACCAACAATTCAGCAATCGCCTCAGCCGCTTTCCCGCGCGAAATGTCACCGCACTGTAGTAGAGAAAGAACGAATCCAACCTCATTGTGTTTTAGCTCGCAAAAGACCTTAAACCCAAACGTCTTCAGCCAACCCTTCATGGCGTAGGCGCGGTCGGGATGATTTGGCTCACCGCCCTTCACAAGGGATAGTTCAGCGCGGAGGGTGGCGATCTCGGCGTCCTTGGCCGCGAGTTTGACGGTCCAGTTGTAGATGTAGGCATCAAGTTCACTGGCCATCACGCGCCTCCCTTCAGTTGGGCCTCAACCGCCACACACCGCTCGAACTGATCCAAGAACGACTCGGCCATCTCCTTATCCCAAGGCCCCAAGTCCTCCTCGGCTCCGATGACGGTGACGTAAACCCGTTTATTCAGGTTCTGAACGAGGGAAATACTTTCATACCGGATGTAGATTTTTCTGCCTTCCGTCACCCTGTCCACAGTGATCCACATGGCTACGCGCCTCCCTTCAGCGCGGCGATCCTGTCACGGATCGCTTCCCACGAAATAGCTGTGCCACCCTTAATCGTCCACGCATAAAGAAACCGTTCAAGTTCTTCCTCCGCCCCCTCGCGTCTGGCCTCGGCGCGGACGCGGGCCAGGATGGCGGGGATATCAGGGTGATTTGCCGCCTCCCAAACTAACCGTTTTTCAGCGTGCGTTCGCCTTTCGGTAGGCAGCAGGGATAGCGTGGCCGCAAGCGCGTGAAACCTCTCCAGCGCCGCCGCAAGCGCCGCGTTCTGCTCTTCTAGTGGCTTACGGACTTCGGCGTCGTGAGCTTCAATAATAGCGGCGTAGTCGCAGTCAGACAGAAGGCTCCTGACGGTTTCAACCATGTAGTTGAAGTCCACCCAAGTCCATTGTGGAGACTCCTTCGTTGTTGTAAGCCGCGCCCTCACCGCCTTGATTATCAACGCCCAAGCCGCGATTTTCTCCTTCGCCGCCGCGAGTTCGGCTTCGAGGTCGGCGATGCGCTGATGCAACTTCCCGGCCTCGTGCTCCACCATACTCATCAGACTGTGGGTGTCGCTCATGGCTTCGCCTCCCGAATCTCTACCGTCAGCAGTACCGCCGCCATCCACGTCAGCCACCGGGCTATCGTCACCCGCCAGCGGCCCTTGATCCTGCCGCCGTAGTTGAGCGCATCCAACTCCTCGTTGCGCATCTCGCCGACGAGCCTGTCGGGACTCGTGACAACGAACGCGCCCCCGTTGGGCCGGTATGTCTTACGCCACGCCGAGCGGCGTGCGAGGCGATCGGCTTCGACCTGCTCCCAGGGCGTCATAGTTTCGGCTCCCCAAGCACGGCCTCGGCGATCTTCCTAAGTTCGCTAAACCTGAGAGAAATGCAGGATTCCTCCCACTGGAGGCGGGTCGCGCCGGTCGGCAGCCAACCTTCGCGCTCGGTCACAAGTACGCCTCCAACATCCCACGCGATGACGATTTCCCGCGCCAGCCCTCCCGTCGCCTTCGTGATGGTTTTTCGATTCATATAAGTGTCCACTTCATTCCGCCACCTCGTCTAGCCGCATCTGCCGCACGTCCTCTCGCAACATGCCGATGCTGTTGAGAATCTGCTCGCGGCCCAACTTGCGCTGCTTATTCATCTCCTTCGTTTGCGCGTCGTACTGATCGAGGTTATCCATCTCCTCGACGAGAATCCGCGCCTTTTCGGTTGCCGTGTAGGGCGTCATAGACCCACCTTCAGGAAAAACCGGGCAATCGGTCCGGGTGCAGGCTTCACAATCGTTGCTCCCTCATAGAGCGGCAGGAGTACCTTCGCAAAGGATGCTTGCCTGGCTTCGATAGCCGCCAGTTTGTCGTTGATGTCTTTCAGTGCCTTCGCCAGTGGGCGGGCGCGTGGGGGTTTCGGGCCTGTCGTCATACGCGCCCCTTCATTGCTTGGACCGTCGCGTCGAAGCCGCACAGCCACTCGGCGATCTCAGGCAGCGGCTTGTCCCAGTTCTCCAGCGCGTTCACGTTCCAGGGGTAGTCGTTTCGGTTTTCCTCTGCGACTCCCCAAGCATTACGCACACCGCCGATGAAGCGTGAAAACACGTCCGTTCCAAGGCTCGATACACTGCACTCGTCATCGGTCACGTCAGTCAACTGGCTGACGATGTACGGGCCAAACGCTCCGGCCAGTATGTCTTTCAATCGTTCCGTGACCGCATCTCGCAGCGCAGCCTCGCGCCGCTGTTTCGCCGTCAGTTTCTTCGTCATGCTGCTCCTTTGACCGCAAGCGGCTCGCCGGGCGTCCGCTCATGAATTGTGAATCCCAAGTCGATGAGGCGTTGCCGCTCGATCGACATATCCTCCACGAACTGTTCCAGCGCGGCGGCGAGCAGTGTGATGTACGGCTCGTCCCGCTGGACCCTCACAATCACTGGCGGCAACTCCGGGTGGTAAGAGCAGATATCTACCCAGTCGCGCTCGGCGACAAACAGTTGCCCTTGGAGTTGGACCCGGTAGTCAGTCGCCACATCGGACCACAACATGTAGCCGATGTGCGTATCCGGGGCTGGGCACTTGAATTCAGCCATTCCGTCGTTACCTACCAGCGCGTCCGGGGAACAGCCCCACGTCCTCAGATCGTTCTCAATAAACCCGACGCGCTTGATAGTGACCTCTTGGTCGAACTCGTAAAAGGACATCGCCTCGCCTTCCATCTCGTTGCCGCGCTGCATCCAACTCGTCTTCACTTGCTGGATCGGCCTGCCGATGATCAACTCCGCGATCAGATGCCGCATGTACGGCTTCGCCTGTGCTGATGGCTTGCCCCCCGGCGTCAGGATCTTGTCGAAGTTGCTGGCTGTCGGGATGCCCCTGCGCACCTCGCACCATTCGGGCGTCCCCTGCTCGAGGGTGTCGTAGACAATCACCGCCGCTTCCTCTCCAGTGCGTTGATTGCCTTCTGGTACTGTGCAACCGGGATGGCGTCCACCGACGACGCCCCCATGAACTTGAGGAAGCCGGTCGTGTCCGCCTTCACCTCTTTGAGCAAGTCGTTGATGACGATTTGCTGGTCGAGGCTGATGCAGCCTCCCTGCCCGTCGTCATCGAGTGGGTCATCCGTCGTGATGATGTTCCAGAAGTTCTGGACCAAGTACCGCTTGCCGAACGTGTAGGTGCTGCCAGTCCCCTGCGTCCCCGACTTCGCCCCGCTGGCATCGTAGGGCAGCGTGATTTGCCGCCGCTCCTTGTGGCCCATACGGTGGGACACACAGAGGACAACCTTCATCTTTGCGCCAAGATCCTCGGAGTCGAAGTCCTGCGCAAACCCTTCCTCCTCCAGCAGTGGCCTGATTGCCGCGTCCAGATCCTCGTAGCGGGCGAACTTCGACCGGATCTCGTTATGTACGACGATTTGCCCGTGCTTATTCACTCGCGGCATCTTCGGCTGGATGCGGGCCATCGCGGCGTTGAACTCCATCTCCGCCCGCGTCCGCATGAAGCGCTCCTGCATGTCCAGGAGTTCTCGCATCTTGCCCGTGTCCACGTTGGGGTCCGCCGCCGCCCGTGCGATCACGGCGAGGATGTTCTGCTCCGGCGCTTGCGTCTCCGCCACGCCCGTCTGGGGCGCGACCGTCAGTTCATTGCTCATGTCGTCCTTTCGTCACCCAACACCGCCTGCCCCATCAGTTCCGCGCCATGTCCATCCATGTCTCAACTCTCCCAATCTCTCCACGCCTCGCCTGCTCTAGCATGCCTTGCCTCGCCTTTCCTCGACCCGTCTTGCCTGCCGCGCCACGCCAAGCCCGGCCGTGCCCTGCATCGGCAAGCCAGTTCCCGCCATGCCTGCTCATCCACGCCAAGCCGATCAGTCAGCCGCCACGCGAGCCTTGCAGACCTTACGCATGGCACTGATGACCTCTACGAGTTCCTGTAACTCCTCGTATTTCCTCTGGAACCGCTCCATCTCTTCGAGAGCATCGTCGAGCAACTGCTGGCGGTGCTCTCGGTCGGAGAGTACCGCCGTGATCTGGCGGTACCCCCCATCCTTCCCGGTCCGATCCGGCGTCAGGCTCACGAACACTCGCGTCCGTCTCTGCCCGTCCTTTGGGCCGATGTACTCAACCACGACGTTCAGTAAACGACGCGCCTGCCACATTCTGTACTGTTCAGCAGCCGCGCTGTCATCCCATTCAAACTGGGAATGGAGTATAGACTCTTCATCACGCGCCGCCACAACAATGGTTGAAGCCGTCAGCACGCCGCCGTTGTCATCTGCCAGCCGCTTCAGCTCTGCAATGATTGCCGGATCGGTCATGACTACGCTCCTTTGGATTGCTCAAGTTCGAACGTGCCCCAGCCCATGCCGGTTGAGTTCTTTGAGTCTGGCCGTCCCTCGCCCAGCCCCACCTGCATCCCGACGCGGGAAAGCAAGTTGGTGACATCGGCGAGGCTGAACTGGTCTTGATCCCACTTGATTTTGACCTTCGCCTTCCAGTCGAAATAGGCCGCCCGGACGGTGACGTAGGGCTGGCCAGTTTCGACGCGGGCCATGTCCTCCTGCTTGGTCGGCTTGCCGAGGATGCGGATCAACGGAACTTGCGGCTCTTTGGCGTCCCAACCATCGGCCTCGACAAAGAGGCTCATCTTCGCCAGCGTCATCTTGAAGCCCACCAGTCGGCAAGCGGAGATGAGCGCGTTACGCACGGAGGCCGCGTTGAAGCCGTCCCATCCGTCCTTAGCGATGTAGCGGGCCTCCATGAAAGTGTCGTCCGTGGACTTCGGCTCCCGGACCCGCTTGGAGGATGCGGACTTGCCTTCCTCCATCTTCTGTTTCATCTGCTCTTTCGTCTTGGCAGAAAATCGGTGGATCACCAGCGGGGCCGTGCCCCTGATTCCGAAAACCGCCGTTCCGAAGTTTGGCGGCTTGATCGCCACCGTCTTTGTGTTTGTGTTAGTCATACTGTTCCTTGGTGTGTGTGTTTACCGCATCGGGAACATGGCGTCCCGTCTCGCCTGCTATGCCATGCCGCACCGAAACCCGACTCTCCGAGTCCTGCCAATCCTGCCTCGTCGGGCCTCTCCCATCCGCACCTTGCCTTGCCAAACCTGCCGAGCCCGTCCATGCCGCGCCTAGCCTAACCCCGCCTGCCAAGTTCACTTCTCAACCTCCAACACCGCCTGCCCGACCAACTCCCGATACCGGCTCTCCGGCACCATCGCCCGCACTGTCTTCGCCATCTCGCTCAACTGTCGAACAAGCGGCGCGATGGCTGCCTCGGCATCAGCCACCGACCGGACGCAGTAGTACCCGGCCACTTTCCCCCGGCTGGCTCCAATGGCTATGCCTTCGCGCCGCATCCGTTCCACAACGGCCTTGATCGCCCGCGGCGAGAGTCCCGTCGCTGCCTGGATCGTGGCGATGGTGACGGGCCGCTCGCGGGTCGCCTCTTGGATCTGAACCAAAACCGGCCAGGATGCTGTGAATGTCATAGTAGTAGCCCCCACTGCTCAAGCACATGGACCACAATCAGAGCAATTGCGGCGGCGAGAAGCCACTGGAGAAAGTTCTTCACACGCCCTCCGTCGGTCGCTGCTGATCCGCCGGCAGACCTGTCAGATCCAGAGCCGTCGGCTGATTCCGGATGGCCCGAAAATTCTCGCGAATCTGTTCGACGATCGACCCACCAACATGTCCGTATGCCGGATCGATTTTCAGTTCCCGCGCGAGCCGCTGTGCTTGGTCGCTGGCCAGACGAACTCGTCCGACCAACTCAATCAGCATCATCTCGGCATCTTCCGAAATGATCCGCTCATCGCGGACAGCCAAGCTCGTTTCTGCCACGTTCAGCGCCAGAAGCACCTGGCCGTGTGTCTGGTCGAGATCGTAGGCGGCCTCGGAAAGCGCCGAGAAGAACGCCGCGCGCGTCATGCCAACCCCCACGTCAGCAGCCACACCACGAATCCAATCCACGCTACGCTGAGCGCCACGTCCCACCACGAGAGCGGGCCGGGGTTCTCCGTTACCAGCCTGTCGGCTTCGGCCATGCGGTCGAAGCAACGGGCAGAACACGCCGGGCGATTTTTGAACCAGACGACGGGTTCGCCGTCGTAAAACTGCTGGCAGCCGATGCAGTAGTAGCGGCCTGCTGGCAGGCCAAGCACGGGTTGGTTCTGGCGCTCCATGCCATCTCCTTACCGACCGAAGATTCTCAAAACTTCCTGAAGTGCCCATGCCTCCGGCGTGCGAATAGAGCCAATCGCCGAGAGTGCGATGAGCACAGAAATTACGCCGATAAACAAGCACGCAAAACCGAAACCCGAGAAGTCGCCGGCCTTCGTCTTGCGCACCTCGACGTCGCCTCGCCAAATCAGCAACAGCCCACGGAGTTTCACGCGCTCACCGTGCGTTTTACACCGCCAAAAACCTTGGGGCGGCGGGAAATCCGCGAACCGCCGCCCCGCGCCTACCCTCGGAGGAGGAGGTAGACGAGACCGCAATTGAAAAAGAAGGAACTGACGAAGAGGATCAGCCACCTGAGTTGCCACGTCTGGGAGCGGGCAAACATCTTCCGCGAGACGGCTAACTCTTTCGTTAGGAATCCAACTTCGTCGCCCCGGCGCGGAGACCAACAACGCGGGTCCGGGGTTATTCCGTCGCTGGAAATCTTGTAGGGCGGGTTCACCGAATGGCCTCCGCTTTGGCGATGGCGTCCCTTGCGTCGGCCTCGACCACGGGGTCTAGCCAATCCCGTCGCGTTGGTAGGCATTCCATGATGCCCTTCAGCGCTCTCAGCAGTTCCGGCGCGGCGGCCCGGATGCGCTCTCGCCGTTCTGCGCTTGGTAGTAGCGGCGTGTGCTTCGTCATTGCGCGACCTCCGACCGTCTCCGTCTCTCCGCCACCAGTTCGTCGATCAGCGCCGCCCGCTTGGGGCACACGTCGCCCGCCGTCACGAACCTCTCGTAGTGATGAAGCGGAGTCTGATCTTCGAGGTCCAAGTCGCCGCCTGCGGCCATCAACCTGAATCCAACGGTCATCTTCGCTTGCGGCCCGCCGTCGCGCGGGGGTGAAGTTTGGCCTCTCATCGGGCGGCCTCTTCTATCTCGGAAATCAGCATGGATTCAAGTTGCTTGTTTTGTGCGTCCCTGGCAGCGGCCCAGGCAGCGTCCCAGGCAGCGGCCCAGGCAGCGTCCCAGGCAGCGTCCCTGGCAGCGTCCCAGGCAGCGTCCCAGG